AAAAAAGAAATTATAAGAAATTAAAAAAGATTAGAAAAACCACTCGATTTTACTTTACATTTGTTTTAGCATTTATTATAATTATTATGTAATCAAAATTACAATATTAGAAAGACCACACGCAGAGCTTCAGCGGTGGCAAGGAGGTCAAATGAGAGAAGCAACAGTTACAGCAGTTAAGAAATCAGAAGTTAGGAAAGGCGTCTACTATATCACAGTAGACGATGGACTTGGCGAAATCAAAGTAGTAGCCAACAAGAGCTACGAAATTGGCGACAAGGTCAAGATTAAAAGAAAGAACGCAGTCGATTGGATTTGGAACATTGTAAAGGAGGAAAAGTAATGGAAGAAATTTACGAATGCAGAGTCATCACATTTCGCAGAGGCGATGCCAAGCTTGGACATCAAGCCGAGATAGTTGGACCGAAAGGTGGCAGGTATCTCATTAAAGTCAGCAAAGAATACAAAGCTGGCGACAAGGTGAAAGTCTACTACAAAGATAGACAAATAGTGGAGGTGATATAGATGACATACTACACGCTAAGTTATACCTTTACAGAACAAGCCGGACCGGCTTACTATTCAGAACAAACCGACGAAGAATTTTACGATACAGAAGATTTCGATTGGGACTATGAAGTTAGCGAATTACAAATAGCTGAAGCATTCATAGACCTATATGGAAAGAAAGGAAACACACTCGAAGAGAACTGCAAACTAGTTGTCCAGGAACTAATGACAGAAGAAGATTTGAAACAAACATTAGTTGATTGGGAAGCAAAAGACCTAGACGAAGCGATAGCAGCCATCAAAGCCAACGCAGACAGATACAACGAGCGTATGGAACAAGATGGTAAACCAAATAGATGGCCAAAAGATGCAAGACTTTTATTAGACGGCTTGCTTGGCGACTTTAGCTATTACAAAGACGAACACGAAGACGAGCTTACAGAATATTTTGAAGAAGAAGCTCACGAAGATTTTAGAAATAATTATAATAATTAAGAAAGGAAAAGACGACCATTTCATTGCCACGAAACGGCGGTCGCACGGAGGATAAAATTATGAAAGAGTTAATTAAAATGCTAGAAACAAAAGCACAAAGAGAAAAAGCAACACAAGTGGTTAGACAAGTTCGTACTAATATTTACATAAAGAACTATTTTGGCTGGAGACACTTTATCGATGACGTAGTTATCAACGTAATTGGATATATGATAACAACGAAGTTCGAATACTCAAGCAGCGCGTACATATCTTGGGGGATGCAATCGGCATTAGACAGCTCAAGATATTGTAACGCAAAATGTCGCAGAGGCAACTACGAAACAATTAGCCTTGATGCAGACGACAGCTTCCTACAAGTAGAAGACGAATCAGCAAATTTCGTCAAGAAGATGGAAATGGAAGAAAGATGCGATACTCTTTACGAAGCAATAGTTGAAGAGTTTGGCAAAGAATTAGCAGAGCAATTGAAGCCACTAATTTACGGAGACGAAACAAAGTTACATAGAAAAGTCTTAGAAAAATGCAAGACAGAAGAGTTCAAAGAATTCTTGCAGGAGATGGCTATGTACAAGGAGAAGATATGAGATTAAGTGACAAACATAAACGAGTTGTAGAAGAAATGGAAGCCAGCGGATACGTCTGGCTTTCGCACCTGTCTACAAATGCAATAATGCGTTTTAGATACAAGACAGCACAAGGGTTTAAGGGATTCATAAAAGTAGAAGGATTGACATTCCTAACCAAAAGAGTAGCTGAAGCAATTGAATACGGCTCGAAAGGAAAAAACGAAAAGAGGATGACCTATAAAGAGCAAGTTAAGATGCTCGAAAAACAGTTAGTCGAAACTGAAAGAGAGTTGTACACTGTTAAAGGTGTAGGCCCGATTAAAATTAAGAGGAGGTTCAAAGATGAATGGTAAGCAAATAGCTTTATATGTAGCCAGCTTTGTACTATGCGTATGCAAAAAGAGAAATGCTAATAAACAAACAGAAGTAGTCGAAACTAAAAAAGAGGAGGAATAGTTAGATGGCTAAGAAAGACATCCAAAAGATGGAAGTAGACGAGAAATCATTTCAAGCGTCAGAAGACCAAATAGCTGAGAATAACTCATTAGCAGCACAAGAACCGATGCCAAAGGCACCAAAGAGCAAGACACCTATTTTCAAACACGCAGAAGTTGAAAAAGGAGCCTATAGAATAACAGCAGGGATGCTTAAAGGTTTGAATGCTACCAACCCAGACTGGTTAGTCGAATTAAAGGTTGCAGATGAAGTTTGTTACATAATTAGCAAAGAAGCCTACGATAAGCATATGTAGGAGGTGCCATATGAGCCCAGAACAAGAACAAGAACTGCTAAAGATTGGCAGAGCAGTGGCACAGAACTGCAGACTAGAAGATAAGGAAGAGGCATTTTCGATAGCCCTACTTGGAGTAGCCAAAGGGCTTGCATCATACGTGCCAAACAAGAAGACAAAGTTAAGCACATATCTTTATAAATGTGCACAGTTTGAGGTATGGGCAGAATGGCGAAAGCTACACCGTGTAAAGCGAGGAAGCGGTGTAAAAGAAATCTCGCTAGATGAAATGAAAGAAAAAGGATGGGAGGTATAGATGGCAGAGAAATTGAAGTCAACAATAATCACGGCACAACAAAGACGAATGGCTGAACTATTATTGCAAGGCGAAAAGACTATCACAGACTGCTATATTGAAGCGTATAATCAAACGCCAGAGCAATGTGAAAATAAGGCGAACCTATATTCTAGAGCCAGAAATGCTAGCCTATCAAAAGGCGTAGAAACTTGCTTAAAGCAATTGCAAGAGGCAGCCGCAGTAGAAGAAGCCAGACTTTTAGTTTGGGACAAGAGAAGAGCTACGAAGAGGCTTTTAGAGATGTGCAGAGAAATTGAAGTCAATGTAGCCATCACAAGAAAGCTAAGAGATAAGCTGATGGAAGACAACAGTATAACAGATGTTGGAAAACTAAACCAAATGTTGAAAGTAGCTCAAATCTGCAACGACACAAGCAGAGCAATCAAAGAATGTATTCGAGAGATGAATGAGATGTATGGCTTGACCAAACCAGAAGTAAGCTTAGGCAATGCAGTGCAAGTCATAATAGGCGGAGTAGAGCAACTACCCGATGACACCATTGATTAGATAAAGCTCAGTACTATATTCAACTAAAGTATTTACATACGAGAGACACACGGAGAAACCGGTGAGAGGTACATTATTTCAGGCTAAGATACAGACCAGTACTAACGTACCACCCTATGAGGAGGATATGAATGCAAACATTTCAGTTGAGCCAACAGAGCTTAGTAGGAAAAGAGTATAAGAAGATAATGCAATGCAGAAAGAGATATTTAGTTGTCAAAGGTTCCAGAGCTAGCAAGAAGTCTAAGAATACCGCCATCAGATGGATACAATTGCTGTATGAGTTTGAGCTATCGAACTTATTAGTAGTCAGAAAGTATGCGGCACTGCTAAAGCAATCTTGTAGAGCAGATTTGATATGGGCGATAAAACGGCTAGGAGTTGAAAAAGATTGGAACATACCGAAAGGCGAGATGACACTGACGAGGAAATCAACAGGCCAAGTCATTTTATTCCGCGGTAGTATGGAGCCAGAAAGTATAGCATCTATCACAGTTGAAGAAGGCGTATTGAACTTTTGCTGGATAGAGGAAGCATACCAAATTGAAAACGAATCCGATTTCGATATGATAGACGAGTCAATTCGTGGACAATTGCCAGAAGGATATTTCAAGCAAATTGTATTGACGTTCAACCCGTGGCACGAAAGCAGTTGGCTAAGAAAAAGATTTTATGTGATACAGCCAGGCGAAACGCTAGACGATGACGTCAGGTATGAGGAAGGCAAGCAAAAGAGTACGCCATCCACATTAGCATTGACAAGGAACTACACTTGCAACGAGTGGCTAGATAAAGCCGACTTGGCTAATTTCGAAAGAATGAGAATAGAGCAGCCAGGACGTTACAAAGTAGCAGGGCTAGGCGAATGGGGCGTAAGTGGAGACACCATTTATAGCAATTGGATGGTAAAAGACTTTAGCTGGAAGAAACTATTCTATGAAAAAGACCCAGATACAGGAAAGCCAGTATACGAGCACCGTATAGGACTTGACTTTGGTTACTCACACAACACGGCAGGCGTAAGGTTATTAGTCAACCGAGAAGCTAGAGAGATATATGTATGTGAAGAACTATACGCACAACGACTAAGCACTGATGAAATATTCAAGAGGTTGACAGAGCTAGATTGGTCAAGAGAACCGATACACGCAGATAGTGAAGACCCGAAGACAATAAAGGATTTGCACAAGTTAGGATGCCCTAGAATATTTGGTGTAAAGAAAGAGGCTGGCTCAGTAACGAGTGGCATACAGGAGATAAGAGGCTATAAGATTTTCGTCCACCCTAGCTGTCAGAACTTTGAGATAGAGATATCGCATTACGCATTTAAGAAGAACGCAGCTGGTAAAGAGCTACCACAACCCGAAAAGGAATGGGACCACTTGATGGACGCTATGAGATACGCAATGAAAGACGACACTGCTGGTATAGAGTTTATCAACACAAGCGAGAACAATATCTCAGAAACCAAAGATGAGAAAGCCCGATACGACCAACTACTCAAAAGAGCAATGAGAGGACGCTAGAGATAGCGTTCTTTTTTATTGTCTGCACGAAGAAATAAGGTCGAGAAATCATATAATAATATGTAGGACAAAATAAGCACAAGAGGTGATAGATATATGGAAGCAGTAGTAGAGTGCGTAAAAGGCACATATGAAAAGATAGAGAAAGTTGTCGACAAGAATGGCGACATCAATGTTGATAGATTGCTAAAGCACCGTTGGGTGTCTAGCTATGGATATATACCGAACACATTGCAAGTAGACGGCGATGAGTTAGATACTTATATCATAGGGAAACACCTAGAGACCGGCTTGATAGTAGATGTATTGCCTATCTGCTTAGTGTATTGTGTAGACAATGGCGAGGTAGATAACAAGCTGATTTGTGCTGCAAGAACAGCTGGAAAGAACTTGAAGTGGACTATTCGCAGAATTGTGAGGTACATTGGCAAGTATAAGAAGAACAGCTACCCAGTTGCAGTGACTTGGAAGGAAAGCAACATACGCTACGAATTGGCTAAGTGCAAAGCATTCTATGAATTATTTAAGGAGGAATGAGATGTCAGTACTAGACGAGGTAAAGGCAATGCAAGATGCTGATAAGGAAAAAGAGGTAGCACAAGCGATAACAATTTCCAACCCAGCAGATGCAGCCCAGACAAAAGCTTTAGTAGCAAATCAGGAGTTCGAAAACGAAGACCAAATGATGAACAAAGCGGTAAGTGAAGCCGGTAGACAAGCAATGACATTAAAAGATGTTGTTGATGTAGGCGTAACTGGAAAAGCTTTACAGAAAGAAGGCGTGTTAGACGAACTTACTGCAAAGAAGGAACAAGAGCTTAAAGAAGACGCATTGGCTAAAGTAATTGCATCAGAAGCTGAAAGGATTAAAAGAGAGACCGACAAGCTTACTGAAGAAGGCAAGAAACAATTAGCAGAGCTTGAGAACCAAATCAACCAGGCAAAAGCGGAGAAAGAAAAGCTCGAAAAAGAAGCCGATAAATGTAATGCATATTTCAATAGCCACAAATCAGTATTGAAGTACGCAGGATGTAAAGAGGCAATGTCTATCAAGTATATGCAAACGATGGCAGTAATTGGCTTCGTGATAATGTGTGTAGTAAAGATACTATTCGCACCGTTGATATTAGCAGGGCTATTCCTAGAACTGTTGATGGACATCATTGGAGGCGTTACTGGCAGCATTAAAGCAAACGCTTGGAAGATAGTAGCAAGTATTCTGCTTTTCCTATTTATAACAGGAATCGTAGTAGGCGGATACTTTGGCATAGCAGCTTTAATCGGTTAGCAATAGAAACGAAAATAGACCAGGAGGAAAGAATAAGTGATAGAATTAGCGAAATTGACACCATTTGGAAGAAAACAATGGGTTAAGCGTAAGTGGGACGAATACGAACAAAGTCGTAACGCCAAAGCAATTGCTGAGTCTGTTAATGTATATTCAGAACCGACTGACGAAAAGTACGAAGATAGGATAGACCGCAGTAAGTGGAAAGCAACCATTGACAGAAAGGTCAACTATCTTTTAGCAAGAAAGCCTGTGTGCACAGGACATCAGGACAGGTTAGACGCTCTAGCTGATTTCATTAAAGAGTCGGCTAGAGAGTTATTGCTAAGAGGCTCACTCATTTGGATAGTACAAGGCGACGGTGAAAGCATCGATAGCCAGCCATTCATAATGAAGAACACGATAGCGATATACAAAGACGAAGCAAAAGAAGAACCCGCTTGTTTTATTAGAAAGTATGTCGACTTAGAATTGTCACCAGAAACAGGCGAAGAAACAGAAGTAAGCTATTTCGAAGTGTACTACGACCAAACGAAAGAGACGTTCTGTTACTCTAAAACTGGCGCAGATAAGTCAGAAGTATTGAAGGAAAAGCCAACAATAATTGAGTTAGCGAAGACCGGTACTGCACCATTATTCGCTTATGTAGAAAGATTGTTAGGAGCATTTGACCACGTACTCAAACACCAGGACACCACAGTAGACAAGAACACTAAACCGCTTGTAGAAGTTCGAGGCTATTCAGGAACAAGTGATGAGGATTTGGAATATGCAGTAAATGAGCTAAGTTTGGCTCGAACAGACGGCAATGGAGGCGTTACTATTCATACAAGGTCGATGGACAGCACAAGCGTAGACTTGTGGACTAAACGACTAATGAATGAGTATTACGAAGCAACCGCCACCGTTGGCAAAGACAATGAGCTAGTATATGCTCAAAGCGGCAAGGCAATGGACAGACTATTTATTGATATGGAGAACTCAGCAAAAGAGTTAGCACATATTCTTGAAGAGGCCTTGAAACAATACTTTGCAGCAATAGGCATATTAGACCTAGACATTGTATGGAATACGGACAGACCAGTAGACGATACTGCTATTATAAGTGGAATACAAGCAAGCACAGGCATCTTGAGTCAAAGAACATTGCTTGAACAACACCCTTGGGTAGACGACGTAGACGAGGAGTTAAAAAGACTAGCCGAGGAAAATGGCGAAGGTATGGAAGACTTGACTGATGACCCAGACGGCGACCTTACTGATGATGCCCTAATAGATGTAGAAGTCGACGGAATGTCAGAAACTGAATAAAGGAGGAACGCAAAATGGAGCTTTTAGATTTTATATTGAAGTATGGAGCTGAAGTAGCACTAATTGCATTTGCATCAATTTTTTTACTAGGTGTAATCAAACTCGTGTTTAAGAAACCATTAGAGAAGATTGAGAAAGCAAATAGAAAGCCTATCTACGAAGCATTGTCGATTGTATTTGCATACGCATTGACAACCGCTTGGCTAGCAGTTAGAGTAGCGTGGTTCCATATGCCTGTAGACCCATTTAGTTGGGAACTCGTAGCAGAGAAAGGCAGCATAGTCTACATTGCAGTGAAAGTGATGTATCCATTGTACGAGAACTTCAAGTTAAGAGACTTTTTCCAACTTGTTGGAAGATGGATGTTGACTTGGTTCAAGAAAAAGGATAAGAAAGCTGTGGCTGACAAGAAGGACAACAACACAAGCGGACCGATAACATTATAGGAGGAGCAGAATGGCAACATTTGATGACGTAGTAACTAATGAACAGATACAAGCCATAGCCGAAGGCATAAGGCAAGTAACTCGTACAACTGAACCGATGACCGTACCAGAAATGCCTGGCAGGTTGTTGCAAATCAAAGTTGTAGAGGCAAAAGATGTGTCTGTTAGCTTTTCTACTGCATCGCCGGTAGCTCTTGGAACATTTTCGACAGCAGTTCAGCATTTGTTTATAGTAACACCTAAGACAAGTGCGGACGCTAAGCTATTGCAAAAGGTTAAACCAGAAATAGAGCTAGCGTACGATACCGAAACAGGCGTATTGTCGCTAGCTTATTATATTTCAAGAGATGTAGAAATTGACTTTTTGGTAGCGGACTTGTTATTGAGTGGCCCAGATAGCTCGAAAGGATTTTTAATAGTAGCCGGAGGCTCAAGTGCTTTAGACTTGTACGACCCGACATCAGATTATGATAAAGGTCAAATGTTCTTGCACAATATAGGAACAGAAGAAGCACCAGCTTACACGCTAGCAGTAACGACATCCACACACGGTGCTGAGGAATACGACCCAGCACATAACGCTGTAATGGCTAAGGATATCGACATCGAGAGGCTAAGCAATGCTATTTCAAAAGTCGCAAGCGATTTGGCAACGCATATAGATGACAAGGACAACCCACACGGAGTGACAGCATCTCAAGTTGGCTTAGGCAGTGTCGACAATACAAGAGACACCGATAAACCTATTTCGAAAGCTGCACAAGCGGCATTGGATAAGAAGGTTGATAAGGTAGAAGGAAAGCAACTATCAACGAACGACTTTACAAACTCAGATAAGTCAAACGTTGAGAACAACACAGCAGCCCGCCATTCACACGAGAACAAGGCGGTACTGGATGCAACGGAACAACCCTACAAGACAGCAGAAAAACAAAAGCTGGAAGGTATTGAAACCGGAGCACAGGTAAACGTAATTGAAAAGATTTCAGTCAATGGAGAGGAACAAACGATTGAAGGCAAAGGTGTCAACATTGAAGTGCCTACAAAAGTTAGCGAACTTGAAAATGATAGAAATTACGCTACACAGACAGAAGCAGATGGCTACGCAGCAACTAGAGTAAGCGGACACAATACAAATAGTGCATCACACGTAGACATTAGAAACGAAGTAGCAGCAGTAAAATCTTTAGCACAAGAAGCTAAGTCTATCGCAGAGTCAAGAGCAAGTGCCATCTCAAAAGATACGCTAGCTGTAGCGATAAGCGATATACAAGCAATGCCTGCAACAGAATTACACGCAGGTGATACCGTTTGGATTTTACAAGATGGCGTACCAGATTTGTGGATTTATTCCGTAGAAAGTTCGTACGTTAATTACACCTATACAACAGATGAAGCATTCGTTTCACAGTTAGGAACAAGTGGATATGTTCAAGTAGGTTATTATAGATTAGCGAAAAGTGAAACTGAAAAAGTTGACCTAAGCGGTTATGTAGAGAAAACGAGAAAGATAAACGGCAAAGATTTGCAAAATGACGTCACGCTCAACGCAGGAGACGTCGGAGCAGATGAAGCCGGAACAGCTGCCCAAGCCGTAGCAGTGCACAACAATGAAGACACTGCACACTCAGAATTGTTTGGCAAGAAAGTCGACAAGGTAAACGGCAAGGGACTATCAACTAACGATTTCACGAACGAGTATAAAGGTCAAGTAGACAGCAACACTCAAGCAAGACACACTCATAGCAACAAGGAAGTGCTAGACAATACGACTGCATCTTTTACTACCGAAGAGAAGAACAAACTTTTAAGCGTAGTATTGTACACAGTACAGTCGCTAACCGATGCACAAAAGAAAGTTGCTAGGGACAATATAGGTGCCGGAACAAGTAGCTTTGACGGGCAGTATGGAAGCCTTATAGGTCAGCCATATATTCCAACAAAAGAAAGCGACTTGACAGCAGATAGAGGCTATGCAACAAGCACAGAAGTAAACAATTTAGTTGCTAAGTATTTGTTATTGACAGGCGGAACACTCACAGGTGCATTGACATTCAACAACAATGTTGGCGTCAAGAGCTACGCTGGAAACACTATCTTGTACAACGACGGAACGACAACCTATTTAGGGCACGGTAGCCACGCTACAACTATTCGTGGTAGCAGCATATCATTTGCAACTAGACCGACCTATAATAACACGCAGTTAGCGTTGAAGTCAGAAATTCCTAGCGACTATGTAACGCTTGCCACAAGCCAGACTATCACAGGTGCAAAAACATTTAATGCAAATGTGAATATTGGAACTAGCTCGTCGAAGAAAAACTTGTATGTGTATGGAGACATCTATCAAGAAGGTACAAGCTATACGACACACGCAGAACACTTGTACACCGCAAGCAATTTCGTCTATACAAGAGACGGAGCAACTGCTGGTATGGGCTCAAGTAGCTACACAGGTATTATTGCTAAGTTGTACGATGGCTCTAACGATGGAGGTATTTTATACGACAACAAGGGCATTGGTAGAATAGGTGACATAGCATACGACTCAAGTGGTAACCCACTCGTGACAGGAATGCAACCTATCGCAACAAGAGAAGAGTCACCAAATGCGTATGGCTTATTCTATTGGAACAGCACAAGCTTGAAGCTAGTCAGCATTGCACCAGCGGCAGTAGGAAAGGTAATGACTTCGAATGGTACAGGTTCAGCACCTAGCTGGAAAGCACCGTTAAAGAAACGCGGAGTATTTACTCTAACCACAAGCGGCTGGTCAAGCAAGAAACAAACAGTTACAGTCAGCGGTCTAAGCACTGCAGACTTGAACACAGTAGTGCCAGAGCTTGGCACAAATGGAGCTAATAGCATAAATTGGGCGAATTATGGCATCAATGCTACCGCAGAAGCAAATGGCAGTATAACCTTTAGCTGCTCGATAGTACCGACCGTGAATTTGACATTCTACGTTGTTAGCGAAGTGATGGAATAGGAGGATAAACCTATGAGAGAGAGAGAGAGGATATTATTTAATGTAGTATCGAAGCGAGGTGGCCTATGTTAGCGTCACCCGTAACAATTCAAGCAAGACAGATACTCGATATAGTCTACCCAGTTGGAATGGTGTTGATGTTCAATGACGGCACGAACCCGAACAACATAATGCACGGACAAACGTGGACAAAGTTGCCGGGCGGCTATGCCTTAACGACCACCAACAACACCAACGGCGGAGACAATAGTACCACAGATGCACAAAATCATAAGCCAGGCAGTTCGTATCAAGGCGGCTTGCCTAACATTGAAGGTAGCTTCAAAGTCTAGCGGTCGCTATGGTGCGTATCAAAGCAAAAAAGTATCTGTCGTTGCAGACCACTACGCTGTCGTAGCGTGGAAAAGAACAGGCTAGGAGACATTGATTTTCGTCCTTGTCTCTAGCCACAAAATCTAGAGAGGAGGGCAAGGAAAGATGTTAAATAGTACAGAGCAAAAGACCCTTTATGGTTTGATGAATATGTTATACCCAGTAGGTAGCTACTATATAACAGAAAGCTCAAGCCTAAACACGGTTGACAAAGTGAACGCCTACTTTGGCGGCACTTGGGAGAGGATAACTGATGTATTCTTGCTTGGAGCCGGCAATAGCTACGCTCTTGGGGCAACTGGCGGCGAAGAGACGCATACGCTAACGGTAGATGAAATGCCGAGTCATAATCACGCCTTGAATAGTCCTACGATGCTTGGTTCGCCTTATAGTAGCGGAAATAGCGTATATAGAGTGCCACCGACTCAAACTTCAGATGGTGTATACACTATATCGTATACTGGAGGCAGTAAAGCTCACAACAATATGCCACCGTATAGAGCAGTTTATATGTATCGACGTAAAACTTTAGCGACGGGGGAGGTATAGCCTAGAACAATTGCTAAGCCTACTTTTAACAAAAGGAGGTGAAGCAAGATGCTAGACAATAAACCAAACGCAACGAACCCACGTTTTGAAAGCGTGACGGCTACGACAGGCGATTTTACGAATATAAACAATAGCCTGGCGAGTATAGCAACTGCGCTGGATGCACGACTTACGTTTGTAGGAAGATACACTGCATCGAACAGTACCTTGACGATTCCAAATATCAACCTTGACAAGTATAATTATCTTATATTGTTGAAAGGGCAGCTTAACGAAACGACAGACTTTGTTTTAGGGTTTCCGAATTTGTCAACTTGGTCGACCAGCACACGTGATAACGCTACGCTTAATTATGGTGGAATGTACCTTGAGTGGAACACCCGTTTTTGTGCACCAGTTTATATTTGTAAGCACGGTTCTACTACGACTGGCTACAATTTAGGTGTAGGCGGCGGCGGATTCGCAACAACTACCGCAACAGGAACGTCACTTGTATTTCATAAGTATCGTTCGGAGCTTGGCGTACTTGTCAGTGGCGAGGCGTTTGTATTTAGACATACAAAATAGGAGGAACACACAATGAGTGTAAGAGGCTTAGAAGAAAGCGAAAAACTAGCAAAAGGTTTGGAAGGCAGATTGAAAGCTAGTTTAATCAAACAGAGAAAAGAACTAAAACAAGAAATAGACAAGCTAGAATATTTGCTTGCTGATAAGCCTTCCTTAGCTCAGTGGAGAGCAGCAACGGCAGACCCAGCAAGATTAGCAAAAATAATTTCCGCAATGGATGAGACAGAAAAGCTCTACCTTGCGGCAGGAGACACAACCGCTGCTAGAATTTTCAAGCAAAGAATGCAAAAACAATTGCAACAACGCTTGACAAATCTAAAAGCAAACCAGCTTGAAGTAGAGATTAGAGCAGCACAATACAGGTTGACAACTCGAAGAGACATTTTACAAGGTTTGAACGAAGTAAAACGAGAAGGTGCTATTCGAGAGATGTACGACCAGTCAAGACGTGCTGGTGGCTTCTTGTCAAACTTTGGCAAGGCTCAGCTTCAAGACTTAGTTACGCTAGAGACAAAAGCAGCAGGTAGCAAAACGCTAGGCGAGTATATGACAAAACTTTTCAACACTTATGAAAAAGGATTGAAAGATGTGTTTGTAAAAGGCATAGTTAGAGGCGACAGTTATGCTCAAATGACCAAAAATCTGCAAAGACAGACTAACATAACTGCCGGCAAAGCTAAGCTGCTAATAAACACAGAAGCAAATGCTATTTTCAACGAGAGTGTGAGAGACGTCATCCAAAACAACCCACTAGTCAAAGGATATAGATTTAGAGCCGTGCTAGACAGCAAGACATCGAAAACTTGTCAACAACACGACGGAGAATATATTCCAAAAGACAAAGTGCAGCCTGGCATAAACTACCCACCATTGCACCCGAATTGTAGAAGTACTGTAACGACTGTTCTTTACAACGAGAACGAAAGGGAAGACACAGTACAACGATTTACGAAGAATGGGGCAAATCAGTGGGAGAAAGTACCCGTAGGGATGACTTATCAAGAGTACAAAGACAAGTTTGGCTTTTCTAACTCTAAAAACCCACGCAGCTACAACGCTGCAACCCGAGATATACACGATGCAACCCTTGCAAGGATTACTCCAAACAAATATAAGGGATATGTTAAGCCATCCGCTAGCTCAACTGCTAGAATAGACAAAATGTTGGACGCGTATATCAACAACGACACGGAGTACTTGAATGCAGTCAAAGAAAATACGAAACAGTCGACAGTAAGTAAAGCGATTTTCAGACAAGCTCAAGCAGAAGCTGGCTTCGATGGATTGCCACTACAACTTGACGCAAAATCATTTGACCAACAAGTAGCAAAGAACGGCTACAAGAAAGTGTATAGACAGTTTACTAGACAAGAATACTTGGACGAATTCCTAACAGGCGAACAGCCATTTGGAAGCGGACAAGCAAACTACGGTCCAGGAACGTATGCATTTTCTAACCCACCCGACAGCAATGACTTTGGCTCATTGACAAAAGAAATGGCACTCAAGTCTAGTGACAGCAAGATATTGAAGTTTGACAGCACTATTTTAGACAGTCAAACCGATATAGCAAATGCTTGGACACCAGACGAGAGGATAAACAGACGACTTTTGAAAGTAGACGCATCAAAGCGAAGAGAACTTTTAAGTACTTTAGCAGTGCAATACGGCTACGATGCAATGGAAGTCACAAATCAATTGCGTGGTAAGTATACAGTTATATTGAACCGCACAGCAGTTGTGGTGAAAGGAGACTAGTATGGAATTGAAAATCAAATTGCCCGAGACCAGCCTTGCAGCCTTGAAAAAATCAATTGAAGATAGGTTGCAGGTTGCAGCAATAAAGGGATGGGAAAGAGCAGTCGAATTGTCGCCAGCAGCAGGCGAGACACCATACTCAACAGGACAGATGAGGCAAAGCCTAAGAGTCCAAAAGACAGGAGAGCAAGAATACACAATTTTCTGCATGTCGTACGGAGTGTTCGTTGAATTTGGTACAGGTCCGAGAGGTAAAGCAACTGGTGCAATACCAGACTTTGAAAACGACCCGCAGCCTAGTATTCCATATCATACAGGCGAAGTGCTAGTGACAAGAAGAAACGGAGAACTGCTAGATGAGCCTTACATACGCCACACACAAGGTATGCAAGCTCAGCCTTTCCTAAGACCAGCCTTGCAATACGCATTGAAAACTTTTATTGATTTAATGAACGAGAAACAGTAGTTTTGGTCGCAAAAAATCATATAATATTATGTAGGAAAGATCTACAATATTGTCGCCACGCAGACACGACTGCGATAACAAGTGAAGGAGGATAGTATGGAAGGACAAGACACTACAGTTACAACAATGCCGCAGGGGCAAGGTAACGGAGCGCAAGGTGCAGCGATAGCACAAGGACAAGCTGATTTGATGATACCGAAATGGAGATTCGATGAAGCAACAAAACTGCATAGAGAAGCAGAAGTAAAAATCTCTGAGTTGACGAAGCAACTTGAAGAAACTAAAACTAAAGACACAAGAATTGCAGAACTTGAAAAAGAGCTTCAAGACTTGAAAGACGCTCAAGCAGCAGAAAAAGTTCAAGCCAAGAAAGACGCAGCTATTGATTTAGCTATCAAGGACAAAGCAATTGATATGGACGTTGTCAAAAAGCTTTTAGATATGGAAAAGATTGCTATCGACGACAAAGATGTTGTAACTGGTTTAGAAGAGCAAGTGAAGGAGCTTCAAACTAGCAAGCCGTTCTTATGGAAAAAGGCACAAGCAGTTGCTGCTAAGTCTTCTACAATGAGTACGAAGCCAGAAAGAAGTTTTGCCCAAAAACTTGCCGATAAAAAAGTTAAACAGCTAGGCGTAGCAGCCAAATCAAAAAATTATTTTAATTAAGAAAAAGGAGAAAAAGACGTATGTTCAAGACATTTGGAACAACTAAAGAAGTCTTCGTTAATCAAGACGAAGGAATGTTCGTAGCAATGCCAATTACTCTTGACGAAAATGTACTTACTCTTGAAACAGAACAAGAAGGCGGAAGAACTTATGCTAAAGCCGGCTCAGTTGTTAAAGAAGGTACAGTAGTTAGAGGTATTTTAGCAGAAAGATACGACATCACAGAAGGTGCAGTTCCTGCACGTGTAGTAATGGAAGGTTACTGTTGGGCTTCAGCTCTTACAAAAGCAGCATTAGAAGCAGCTTCAAACCTACCAAAAATTGTTATTATGCCTTACAAAACCGTAGTAGTTAATGTAGGTGCAATTAACGGATTAAAAGCAACTATTCACGTTGAAGGTGCTAAATTCGCAGAAGCAGCTGCTAAAGAAAACTTTACAGTTACAGGCGGAACAATTTCAGCTGTTAAAGTTGATGACAATGGCGACATTGAATTAACATTTGCAGCAGCTGGTGACATTAGCATCACAGCTATTGCTTCAGCAGCATTCACAGGCGCAACTGGCGCTACCTTGAAAGGTCTTCCAGTTAATTTTACAGTAGGAGGTAACAACTAATGGCTGATATTTTCGATATGGTCGATGCCAAAGCGATTGGCGAATATGTAGAAACTCTTGCCGGAAGTGACGAACCACTACTTGGTGCAACACTTTTCACAAGCAAGAAAATCATTGGTTTAGACCTTAAGTTCATTAAAGGTTATAAACAAAATGCAGTAGCTCTTAGACCTAGCACACTTGGTTCTAGAGCATTCGTAAGAGACAGAATTGGCGGAGCTCTTATTCAAAACGAATTGCCATTCTTCCGTGAGAAAATGGTAATCAACGAAAGATTACGTCAAGAACTTGCAAGAGCAAAAGCTGATGCAACTGACCCTTACACAAGCAGCATCATTGAACAAATTTTCGATGACGCTAAAGCACTTACAGATGGTGCAGATGTACAAGCTGAACGTGAAAGAATGCAACTTATCTTTACAGGTAAGATTGAAATCAGTTCAAGCAACAAAGACGGCAAAGCTGTTAACTACAAATATGATTACGATGTAGATGGCAACTGGTCTAAGAAGAACAAGAAAGTTCTCACAGGTACTGCAAAATGGTCAGACCACAAGAACAGTAACCCATTGCAAGACATCCAAAATATGGTAGACGCAGCAAGCTCTCTTGGAGTTAAACTTACTCGTGCTATTGTAAGCTCAAAAACTTGGGCAGATATTATGCAAAATGATAATATCAAAGCAATGTTCAGAAACGCTGATGGCTCACAAAAAGTATTTGGTAGAGCTCAAGCAGTTAACGAAATCGCTACTGTAACTGGCGTAACTATTGCAGTTTACGGCAAATCATTTACAGATGAAAATGGCGAAACTAAGAACTACGTTCCAGACAATGCCATCGCATTGCTTCCAGATGGAACACTTGGTAGCACAGTATATGGTACTACACCAGAAGAAATTGACTTGATGTCTGGTTTTGGCAACGCTAAAACAAGCATTGTTAATACAGGTGTTGCAGTTACAACTGCTAAACAATACGGTCCACCAGTAACCGTTGAAACAATTGTTTCAGAACTTGTATTGCCAAGCTTCGAAAGAATGGCTGAAGTATTTGTTTTAAGTTACTAGAAAGGAGGAGAGATAAATGACAGACATTGAAGTAGTTAGAACCTTGACTGGCAATAATGACATCGATGATGCATTTATCTTTTTTTATTTGGAAAGTAGCGCGGACTTTATTAAGTCATATTGCAACATTGACGAGATACCAGCCGGATTGAAGTCAGTCTATTTAGAAATAGCAGCTCTAAAAGTTAAAGCCAACAGTAGTGGTGGCAAAGCAACTCTTGGAGAAGGCGTTAAAGCGATTGGCTCAATTTCGGATGGTAACCAGTCGATTGGCTACACGTCAGGCGGAGCTGGTAGCAAAGCTTTCATAAGTGATGAAGACTTTGTAGCAGCTTATGGCGACGTACTTGGAAGATACAGAAAAATGGTCGTTGGAGATGGCACACCTTTGAGAACACAAGGTTCGAGATGCTTACACCGCAATAGAGCCAGGAGGTAGTCTATGTGGGAAGAAGGAAGAGCATTAGTAGAGGAAGTATTCTTTGAAGACGAGATAGAGCTATTCGAAAATCAAATCATTGAAAACGAGATTGGAGAAGAGCTTGAACAGCCCGTATCGATAGGAAAATTTCCTTGCAACGTCCAAAATGGTGCAACCACAGTTCAGCGTAGCGTATCCGGTCAAACCATACCGCAGCAACTGAGAATATCACTGAGCAAAGGAGTAAATATCTTTTACGATAAAACATACCAGGTCAGGATAATCAAAGCGAGAATACGATTTACGAGCGAACTTTGGAACGTGGAGAGCATCACGGAAGGGCAACTTAGCACAGTAATTTCAGCATCGAGGAAGGTTAGTGTATGAGAACGGATTTAGAAAATGCACAATTGATGAAGCAGTTTCTACAAATCGCTCAACCTTTGCCAGTGAAGTACGCTTATTCAAAAGGCGTAAAGACGAATGAAAGTTTCGTATCATTTCAAGTAATAAGCAACCCGACGTTCAAGCGTGGTATTGGTAATCGCTTAATCAGCGAGAAAAAATCATATCAAGTTGTAGTCCAAACAAAGACCGCAAAGGAGAATATGATTTACAGCGAGATGATAAAACTCGCAACCGAAGGAACAAATATTCAATACATTTCAGAAAGTCCGATGACAATTCCAAATGTAAAGAGTAAATGTATGAATTCGATTGTGCTATCATTGCACAGTGGAATAGCAGTTCCGAAGATATTTGGAAACGCTGCTACGGTAGAACGTTTTCTACAAATAGTAGCCGACAGATATGGCGTAGCTTTTCAAAAAGCAGGAATAGATATTCAGGATGAATTGACAGAAGCCTTAGCAGTAGACCTTGAAGACAAGACCTACAACGCTGAGGCGATAATTCAATTGAAAAAAGAATACCTAGACAAGCTAGTAGCTGAAGAAGCTTCGGTTAGTACGCCATCCAACACTCGAACAACACTACAAGAGGCTGAGCTAGTGAAAAGGTTTTTAGAAACAGTGCAACCGCTAAAACCTAAGTATGGCTATAGTCGAGGTGTTAAAGCCGCTGAAGCATTTGTTACTTATCAAGAGATGGGGTCAGCAAATGTTAGGATTGGCATAGGAAATCAACTAGTAAGCGAAAAGACAGCATTCGTCATAACCGTTCAAACAAAAACGGCAAAAGAGAATATGCTTTATAGCGAGTTGATAAGGTTAGGCACACAAGAAAGCGAAATCGAATACGTGTCCGACAGTCTTAGACCTGACACACTCGTGGCAGATAGCTGGATAAACACCATTATTGTAAATGTTTATAACAACATACACAGTAGAAAAGTTGTTTACACGGCAGACGAAGTTAGACAAGAGCTCCAGATTATCGCAGACAGATATATTTTCGTTACAAGTGTTTATAGAGAAACCCTTGCGGATAGCTTTATAGATGAGTTAGTAGTTCCAGAACTGGAAGATAAGCTTTACAGTTACGAAGAATTCCTAGCATTGAAACAAAAATATTTCGATAAGTTGCTATGGGCAACAACAGAATATTAGAATATGGAGGATTAAAAGATGCCAAAGGTTAGAGAACTTTTAGACAAAATGGAAGCAGAAATTTTAGCAGAAGTGAACGCCATCGCTGTTCAAGAAGACGCTGAAATTAAGAAATATGCACAAGATGCATATGACAATGCTGTGAAAGAAAAAATCGCCGACATCAAGAAACGCGTTGAAGTTAAATATGAAACTGCAAAATCATATTTGATGGAGTTACTTGAAGACGAGCCAGAAGTTAAAGAAGAGGCAACAGTAGAAGCAGCTAATGTAGAAACTGCACCAGAAAGTGAAGTTGAGGCTACTATCGCTGTTGAGGACAACGGTCCTGTGGTTTTAGGCTAATGGATGAAAAAATGACAAAAGAGCAACTTGAAGAACAAATCGTTGCTATTGAAGAAGAAATCACAACCAAAAAAGCTGAACTTGAAGAAGTGACAGCAAAAATCGAGGAACTTGCTCCAGCAACTGAGGAAGGAACTGAAGAGGAAATTCCAGCTGAAGAAGAAGGAGAAGCAAACCCAGAACTTGAAGAGTTGAAAGCTCGTGAAGCAGAACTTAATCAAGAGATTGTTACTTTACAAATGAAGTTAGTTGCTTTGAAAAGACAACTTGACGACATCAACAGTAACGAAGCAATGGCAAACTATAACGAGGAGGTATAAGTCTTATGGCAATGATTGATATTGGCTTAAAGATTGAAATCGCTAAAGCAGCAGGCAAAACTGCCCCAGTTCCAGAATGGATACAATTGAAAGATTGTACAGCAATGCCAGCGTTAATTCAACCGAGCTCAAAAATCACAACCGATTTTATAGGTGACGAATTTACAGGCGAAATGCTTGGCAAGAGAGCCATCACAGGTCTTGACTTTACTTTCGCATACGACGGTGGCAAGACTGGTAGTCAGTTCAGAGTTTTATCTGATATGGATGACAACAACGAGCAACGCTGGTTAAGAGTAACATACCCAGACGGCACAAAGTTTGAAATTTTAGTAGAAGCTGAAGTTACACTTGTTCCGCCTACACCTAGTGGCGAAATCGACTACACCTTATCAGTTACACCAGTTCGTAACGATATTGGCGAATTGATAATTGTGGTGTATCCAGACGAATCAGACCCACTTGCTAAAACTACAGCCTAGTAACCCTGCGGGGTAGAGATTGCCTTTCTCACTGCCCCGCTGATACTAGGGATTAAGAAAGGCACAAATCAAAGAGAAAGGAGAATAAATTATGGAATTGAAGTTAACGACAGCTAGAGCTATCGAATACGAAGAAAGAACCGGCAAAGACTTGCTTGCGTTTCTAGAAGAAGTGACTCGCACTAATCGTATAGGTGTTAGAGACACGATAGAAATTTTCAAGTCTATGGGAGAAGGTTACAACGCAGCAACATTTGACGCTTGGGACTTGCCATTTGTAGACAAACTTAAAGCGATAATGAACGCTGTAAAAGAATATACGAAAGGAAAAAATCAGTAAGCCGTCTCACAAAGATGTTAGAAGAAGCCTACTACTTTGGGTTAACGCCTAAAGAGGCGGAGCAACTAACCGCGGGTGAGATGGCTTCTTTTATTAAAGCCAACCGCAAACGAGAGCTCGAGCAAAACAAGGTGAACGCAAGCATAGGTTATGCAACTGGCGTACTAGCTTCGATGTCCTTGTCAAAGCGTAGACCTAGATTTTCGGAAGTGTTTAATTTCCCAAAAGATGAGGACGAACGCTTTAATGTAGAACAGCATAAAGCTCAGATGTTAGTTTGGGCTGAACGCACGAATAGATTATCAAGAAAGGAGAACAAAAGTGGGCGAAAACGATAACATTGAGTTAGTAGCGAAGTTAAAACTTGACACCACTGATGCTGAAGAACAGCTAGCGTCCTTGACTGATAAGTCTGGCAAATCAAAATCAAAGTCGAAAGCTGTAAAAGCCACATTGCCAAAAGATACGAAGATTGAGCTTCCGAAAGGAGTAGGAACTCAGTTGAAAGAAATCTTTACAGGCGACAAAGGTTTAGCGAATGTCGGCAAAGTAGCGAAGGACGCCCTTGGAGGTGTTCAAAGTCTTGGAAATAGCCTTGCTGGATTAGTTCCAGCTTTAGGCTGGATAGCAGCAGTTATTGCCGCTATCATTGGCTTGCTACAAGGCACTGACACAATGAAAGCTGTAACGAACGGGCTTGAACAGATTATCACAATGCTAAGAGAAGTCCTAGCCCCAGTTTTAGCGCTGATAGGCGAGACGCTTCTTGATACCGTAGACATAATAATGTCGCTGAAACCTATTTTCGAGTTAATTACAGACGTTGTAATGGTGAGCTTAGAGCCACTTATGCACTTTGTGAAAATACTCAAGCCGATATTTGAACTTATTGGTAAGATAGGTGCAGTCCTTGGTTCGATTATAAGCATATTTAGCGACACACTTTTAGGCATTATGGACAGCCTAGCAGAAGTGCTGATCAACCTTGTTGATATGGCTATACGACCACTGTTAGAGATATTAGAACCAGTAATTGAGTTTTTCAATGACTTGAAAGACACGATTCAGAACTTTATCACAACATTGACAGCTGGCTTCATAACCTTTGACAACGATATGACAAGCACTGACGCAGTAAAAGCTGACTATAAGTCTAGTCTAGATAGTTGGGAGACATCAGGCGGACACACTGCCTACGAGAACAAGCAACTTGAAGAATCAAAGAAAACGAACCAGTTGTTAGGCTGGTTAGGCGAGGTATTTCAAGGTGTAGGAGACTTTTTAGGGGACGTCATCCACGCAGTTGGAAATGCTATCAAATGGGTACTTGACGCAGTCAAAGTAGTTATTGAAGCATTTAAGATTGCATTTGATTGGGTGAGCACTAATATCTTGAAACCTATATGGCAAGGGCTTGAATGGTTTTGGAATAATATCATTTTAGGTATTTGGGACACCATTAAGTTTATATGGGAGAAGATAAAAGAAGTCTTTACTTGGTTAGGCGACTTTTTCGTCAATATGGGCGAAGTAATCGTTGATGGCGTTAAGAAAGCTTGGGAATGGATTAAAGACACCGGCAAGAACTTGACTAGCGGAATAACTGCTAGCAAGGATGCTGGCTTTGGCGGAGGTCTATTCACAGAACAAGGTAGATGGGGCGACGGATATCAGTTCGGTGACGTTACGGGTAGCGTAATTGATTTTGGCGCCGGTTTAGTTGGAAAAGGATGGTTGTGGGCTGACGGCGGTACACTTGATGTTGGAGCACAGATTTGGGGAATGAACGAAAAAGGAAACCCAGAGTTCTTGTTCAACGCAGGTGGACACGACACAGTCATCAATGCGGAAATTTTAGAAGACGCTATGTATAGAGCAGCTGTAAAAGCTGACAAACAGTCAGGTGCGAGAGAATTGAAGGTAAGTATCAAAGAAGGTACACCAGCCGGTCCGAGAGAACTAGTGCAATGGATTTTACCGACTTTGAAATTCTCATTATAGTAGGAGGAAGATATGTTAAAGATACAAGGAAAAGACTTTGGCAATTACTGTAACGGAATTGAGCTTCAGTTAGTTCGTACTTATAAGGGAGACATCAACAGGACACAAACAGGTAAGATAGCAGCATTTCCTACGAACTTTATAACCGTAGGATTTGCTCTTAGCTTTTTAGGTCCGAGAGAAGTCATAGAAGTAATAGAACAAATACTCTTGTCAGACAACACAGTCGAGTTCATTTTAGAGTATAAGCAAACTGCTTTGAAAGGAAAGTTTTCTTGTACCAGCAACTCGTCTGCAGAGGCAAGAGATAAAAACGACAGGTCTAAGTCATTGACCGTGTCAATAGTTTCAGACGGAACTGATATTGTTAAGCCTGATGGTACTAGATTTATCGTCAAGAAAGAAGGAACGTCTGCCGCATTAAAAGCCGACTGTGCTTTTGGAAAGGTGTATTCTATTCCAGGCGGCAGTAGCCTAAAACTTGACGGAGCCTACTTGCCTGGCGGAAAGTTATTAGTTCTTGGAGATACCGTACTAACAACATAAGGAGGAAGTTATGCTACAAGTAAAGATTACGAATAGTGCTGGCGTGGCTAAGACCTACGATGACGAGTTGATTTCATTTGCTTGGTCAACACGTAACAACGAAGGTACAAGCTTTTCGGCCTCTATTCCGAAAGTAAACGCAAGCTTGACACTCTGTGTTGTAGACGATTTCATTGCAACTGTTGACAGAAAAGCTAAGGTAGAGATATCTAGCACGGAAGGTGATGGCTTGATACTGCCATTAAGTATTATTGAAGTAACACCTTTGAAAAAGAAAGGTGAAACCGAAATAAGCTGTACCGGAAACTTTTTCGAAGACACGAACAGCATATTTGGAACGCTAGAAATTCCAGCTGCTGACTTTGAGGTTACGAAAGAGAACTACGGCTTAGATATGGTAGAAATGCCGGAAGCGAATAACGCCGTAACAGTCAATGTAAGTAAGAAGGAAGATATAGCTCTTGGCATCGCCTGGGGCTTCAACACTCGAAGAAATATATCTGTAACGCCATTCACAACTGGCGATGGCTCGTTTTCAAAAGACGGGATTGGCATATTCAAAAATATGAAAGAAGTCGTTAAAGACCGCCACGCACCAGTGTATAGAATTTCAGCAGACCAGATAGTCGATTACAATATTGAAGCAGCACAGCCGCCTGTAACTCACGTGCAGACGACTAAGTTAGGTGAGCTTGGTCCTACGCCACAGATACCTGCAACAGTATTGACGAAGTATTCGGACTTTCCGACAGACAATAGCGTTGACTTGAGCGAGTATAAAGCTTCTATTGACAACAACGTCAGAGCATTTTATGTTGAAGAATCACAAGTAGCTGCAGTTTGGCACGTATCAGAAAATCGTGACGAAACAATAGCCGCACAGACATTAGATTGGTCGGACGGAACTCAAACAGTTTGGGATTCGACCGCCCCTAGACAGCAAGTAATAGGTATTTTCGATAATGCATTTGTAAGAATTAAAAATGCGACAGCCATTGAAATCGTTGACAGAGAGGATGTTGAGAATGTTCTTAAGACCATAGTTGTCGACGATACGTCTACTCTTTGGGTATCGCATCCGAGAGACTACTTTCAATGCGGAAAGACAAATGCTCTTGCACCGACGGATAGCTACTCTAATATGTCTGATGTTCAAGTGTTATGGTTTAGACATATCACACCAGCAGGCTATATTGGTATATGGTACGACGGTACGAACGCAGGCGTCTTGAAAGATGACGCAGCCTACACAGCTGGTAGACACTATTTTGTAGCCAGCAACAAGGTTAAACCAGATACGAACGAAAAGCAAGACCACTATTATGCACAAGCGCTATTTGTTAGTAGCTTGCCTGAAGGTGGCACCGACCCGATTCCTAGAATATTGTTTTCAGTAACTAGAAATGCTGCCGGTACGATTACAGTCTTGCGACAACCATTAGTAGTTTGCACGCTTGGACAAGGTATAGGAACTGCTCGTGACGCTATTATCAATAGAAGAACAGTATCTGCAAGCAACCCGTTGTACGTTACTTGGAATAATCTAGCAATGAATGGAACGCCGGTAGTAGTTACAGAAAAACTTGCTGGCAGCACGTCGACACTTGAAATTCGTTCGCTAGGCGGAAACAACGTGCACTGGCTTGCGGATGTCAATACGATAGGCATTGACTATTTATCTACACCACAGCTAGTGTTATTCACAGATGGTGAATGGAACTTGCTTCAACAAAACAGTGCTGGCAACTTGGTAGTTCTGCAACGAGGTAGCTTGTTTGACTGGCTAAGTGATGAAACGTCGCTCTTAGCAATACAAGGTAGAGGTGTATTCGCACCGCTGCTATACGAAGGCGACTACTATTGGACAGTTTATCTACAAATGGCTGCACTGCCATTCATTAGCAGACAGCAAGGTGCACCGATGATGTCGCATAGAATTGCAGTTGGAAGCAACAACGTAGTGGCGCTACCTTTCAAAGTCGGAGCATTGCAACAGTTCGACAAGAACGTTTGGGATAAGGATAAAGGTAGAATTGAAATTGAGCTAGCGGAATTTTCCGTCAGAAACAACGCAACGGAAGAATGGCTAGTTAAGTCGATACAAGCCTTGAACATTATCGCAACGACGGCTTATGTAAAGGTACAGCTAGACGAAACTGAAGGCGAAATAGATGTAAAGACGACAGGTTTTAGCATCAGCTACAACGGCGTGGTGACAGCGAAGTTGTCTGGCATCATTACAGAATAATTGATATTAGTTAAAAACGGCAGCAGTTATTGTTGCCGTTTTTTCGTACGAATTATCGTACATTATTATAGGAGGTAAAAACTTATGGCAAAAATCACACCAGAAGACGAAGCAATGCCTGCTTTCGTCAAAAAAGACAAGGAGCGTAAGATGCTTGAGGAGTATCCACTACTTGAACAAAAACTTGCAGAGGCAGTCGAAGCAAATAAAACATTTACAGGCATAATGCAAGTATTGATGGACTATCTTAAAGTTGATAAGTTAGGTGTCCACCACGTGCAAGGTTTGTTGGAAGACATCAAGTTAATGAAAAACGCTCTTGAGAATCCGAAGTTCACTTACAAGTTAGTATCGTTAGACCCTACTGCTACTGATAAAGCAGACAAGCTTGAAATGTACTTGAATGAAGGTTACGAGATTGTGACTATTCAACCAACTGTTGTCAAAGAAACTTTGAAAGAAGTTCATAGCACTGACTACTTGTTAAGAAAACGCAATTAACGTACTGTAATGTGAAAGGAGAAGCAGAATGGAACTATTCGCAGCACTATTAGAAGAGCGACCAAACGATGTCGACTTTTCATTATTTGAAAGAAGTAAAGAGACAGACTTTGTCAAGAACTACTATGACAGGTTTGGCTCTTTGCCTGACAAGGCAGTATTTGAAAGTGAATTTCAAGTTGAGCTGCCTACTGCTCACGCACCGTGGGCATTTTACGAAACAAAGTTGAAGGAAGATAAGTTCATACGAGAGGCGTTGCCAGCATTGACAGCTTTCAACAACCAGTATGAAAATGACCAGAAGGCAGCTTTGTTGCAATTAAGAACAAAACTCGTTGCCCTAGCAGAGCCAGACAATGTTCTTGAACCCGTATCCATAGTAAAAGACCTATCGAGGTACGAAAGGTTCAAAGACCAGTCGAACAGCCGTATACCGACAGGAATAAAATCTCTTGACGAAATAAGCGGTGGCTTATCTAAGAAGGACGAGTTTTGTATCGTTTCAGCCAGACTTGGTATTGGTAAGTCTTGGGTGGCACATTTTATGGCAAAATCAATGTGTGAAGCCGGCTATCGTGTTGGCTTATATAGCGGGGAAATGTCAGAAGACGAAGTAGGTGCCAGATTTGATGCACTTGTTTCGCATATTTCAAACTATGCGTTGACTCGTGGTAAGGACATTGATTTGACTGAACACAAAGAAACGCTTTCACAAATGCCAGGAGATTTCCTAGTGTTGACAGCAAAGCATTTACGCCACAATGCCACACCAAACGACCTGAGAAAGTTTGCAAGAACTTATAATCTTGACTGCTTATTTATTGACCAGTTGTCGTTGATGGAACCAGACGGAATGCGAGGCGGAGCAGACTTTGAACGCAAAGCACTTTTATCATTTCAGCTGAAATCATTGCAACAAGAATTGCAAATACCTATCGTAGCAGTAAACCAAATCAACCGTGCAGGAGCACAACAGGAAGCCGACAGTAGCAACCTTGCCGGCTCAGATAGGTTTGGACAAGACGCAACTCTTGTATTGATTTTAGGAAAGAAAGATGATACTTTGAAAATCAAAATTGATAAAGCAAGAAGCTTTAGAGTTCCAGAACAGCCACTTGAATTCACTATCGACTACGATAAAGGCATTTTTGAAGGCAAGCTGTCAGCAATGGACGCGGTTAAAGCAAAGATTGCTAAGGCAAAAGCAGTTGAACAGACTAGAGCTCTTGATAACGAGGCTCAGTCATCCAACGCAGCGGAGGACGATGAAATATGGTAAATGCTATTTTGTCAGCTTTTCCAGATGCTCGTATACATAGCGGTTATGCTCGAATAAGATGCCCATACCACAAAGACGGAAAGGAACGAAAACCGTCAATGAGCATTTTATTAGAAAGTCGTGGCGGAGTCTCAGCGGGGTTCTGCCACTGCTTTGCTTGTGGGCATAAGACAAATATCAAACAACTGTTTATAGATATTGGCCTAGACCTACCGAGAGTCACTGAGAAACATACCGAGCAACAACGAAAGGGCATAACCTTAACAACCACACCGGCATTGCATAAAACTCAATTGCCTTATAGAAAGTCTGCATACCTTGAAAGTCGAGGAATTGGTGCAGAAGTTCAAGAGAAGTTTAGGATTTATGAGAAAGACAAGAAAGTACATATGCCAGTGTTTGACCGTAGCGGAAGATATCTTTACGCAAATGCTCGTAGCACAGTTGACAAGAAGTTCTTTGTTGAAGAAGGTGCTACAAAAACTCTGTGGGGCATCGAGGAAATTGATTTCACACGAGCCGTTGCAGTATGTGAAAGTCAAATTGACGCATTGTCTTTTTGGCAAGTAGGATTTCAAGCAGTAGCAACTCTTGGAGCAGATAATGTGGCAAGTCTATCAGCATTGAAGAAATGCACGTCGACGATTTTACTAGCATTTGACCCAGATGACGCAGGAAGGCGAGCACGAGATATTGCAGTTAAGATGCTTGGTGCATTTAGATGTAAGTGGCTAGACCTACCAGAAGGTGTAGACGTTAATCAAGCACTGCAAGACATCAAAGACGAGAGGAAGTTCAAAGACTTTATGCACCGTTGCACAAAGCCTTTCGTACTAACTAATAACACATAGAAAGGAGACAATGTATGTTAAGAAAAACTTATCGACCACAACCAGATAGCAAGTCACACTTAGCAAAAGTGCAACAAGCCATCGAAAGAGGTCACCACGCAGTAAAGTGTAGAAAGTGTGGAGCAACGCACAAAACTTTACGAAAATTGCCTTTACGAGGCGAAACAGTCTACTATTGTGAAGACTGCATCAAAAAAGCAATGAAGGAGAATAAAGATGTTAGAGAAGATTAAAGAAGTGCCGTTCATTGACGAGTCGGCAGCAGTAAAACTCATTTCGAACGAAGGAAAACTTTTCCTAGAAAGAAACGACAGAGTTATTTGGGCGAGTGAAAAGACAGAAGTTCCAGCAAACGACATCAACTGTTATGTTGAAGCAGAAAAGTTCTTTGCATTATTGCCAAACATTAAAACAATGACACAAGGTACTTGCCTTGAAGTTGAGTTAAAGAACGGGGCGAAATACGAGCTTCCTTTCCTAACAGTTAGTTGGGAGACACAAGAAATGCCAACCGAGTATCCGAATACGATTACTTTCAAGTTAGCAGACTTGATGCTTTGTACTCTTAAAAACTTAGTTAAGCCAGAGTTGCAATGTATCTACATAGACGAGCAAGGTGCAGTATCTTGTGACTTCATTTCAGCGTGTATCACTGACACAGTAAAGTCGAATGTACCATTTTTATTGCCGCCAGACATCCAAACATTAGTAGACGGACGTCTTTGTAAGGTAGCAGTAGACGATGCTAAAATCTATGTTCAAGCAGCTGATTTTAACATTATCACAACCAAACCAACGATTGGACAAGAACCTTGGTGGGAAAGTCTTAGAGCAATGCTTAACGGCGTACAAGGTTTTACGAAGACCGAGAAATTACAAGAAGGTTTGAAACGTTTGGTATTGTTTGGAGACTACATTAGATTTGATGGAACAAGAGTAGTGTCAGGTGAAAACTTTGAGCCATTCAATTTCAAAGACCTTGGAACAAACGACTACGAAATTGAAAGGCTTAACAAGATTTTAGACACCGCAAGTGAAATCTCTGCAGAGAACTCAAACCTTGTATTGAAGAACACAACTAGCAAGTTTTTAATCTCAACAATGCCAGAGGTGGAATAGATGACTGATTGGGATGTTGTAGAAAGAAACGTTGCAATATGTAGCGAGTGCAACGGAAGTATGGCATTGTGGAAGAACCGAGTGACAAACCAGTATTGCGTATCTTGCGATTATTGCACCAACGAATACACACCCACAAAGCCACCGATAGATTTTTCTACAGTAAAGAATGAAGTTGGAGTTGGCTTGCCCGCCTGTTCGACTTGTGCTTTATTAGACGATGTTGAACAACATTGGAAGAGCAAGCAACTCGACATCATTTACTGCTGTGGATGCCAAGACCAGTTTGAACGAAGGCAGAAACCATTTAGGTGCCCGTTCAGTCCATTATGTAAGAAGGAACTACTTGTCAGACCAGAAAGTTGCGACACTTGTCCATACGCCGATAATGGCTTTTGTAATATCACAGGACAAGATATGCAGATTTGCACTTTATCTCTTGACAAGGTTTGTCCGTTAAGAAAGGAGACAAAAAGAAGATGAAAATGTTTGAAGACACAAGACCGCCACAAGACGCGGCAGCATTAGTATTAGCATTATTTAGAGAGTTTGAAACTATTGACAGTTATGTGCAAAGTCAATTTATTTCGCCGTCAAGCCTTGAATGTCAAGTAGCTTGTGCATTAAAGTTGCAAGGCATTCCAACAGAACCACAGAAGGAGAGCTTCCAGTCAAGATGTTTTGCTGATAATGGCGAAGATAGGCATCGTCGCATTCAAGCATTTTTAAGCAAGACACCGTATTGGGTGAATGTCAAAGATTATGTTGAGGCAAATAAATTAGATATAAGAGTAATCACTAACGAAGAAAGAATTGCCACAACAAGAGCAAAAAATCTAGAAACGATTGAAAAACTTGAAAAGAAGTGGCAAGCAACTGCTTTAATTTTATCAGACGAAGAAAAAGCCCAAAAAGCAGCGGATGAAAAACGCATTGCTGAATTACAAGAATGGTTAGCACAGTCAGACGAAGTCCACGTTAAAAAGATGTATGACGACGACCCTTACGAAACATTGTTGCAACATAAAACATTGCCAGTGAGGTTCAAATGTGATGGAATGCTACTCATTGAAGGCAACTACTACATTTTAGAAATAAAGACCGAAAGAGGCCAGGCAAATGCATTTAGAACGTCGTACGACCCTAAACACCAAAAGCAAGGTGTATGTTATGCCACACTATTAGCAACTGACAGAATTTTATGGCTCTATGAAGGCAGAGAACTATTAGAGCAAAAGCCTTTCGTACAAATAGTAAGGAAGGAGGAAAAGCAGCAGATGAAACAATATCTGCAACAAATAGTCGACAATAAAGACAGCATTGAGAACTTACTTAAAGATGAAAAAGGTTGTGCCTATTGCGTATATAAGAAGCATTGCAAAGCCTATTTCAAAGAATTAAAAAAGAAGGAGAAACAAAATGGTTGAATTAGATGACATTGTAGAAATCATTGTTGATGGTGTTAAAGTATTCAGCGGAACGATGCGCACCATACCAACAGAAGCCCATAATTGGGTACAAGCAAATGCAGAAAAGAACGAAAGCTTTTCAGGTTTGCCACTTTTCAACAACGTGAACGTGTTCACAGTACACGCAGAGGAGGAACCACTATGGCTAGTTTAGAAGAAACTCAAGCAAGAATTGACGACATCATTAAACAGGCAGAAGCCACTGTAATGGAGAAACTCAAACCCGCCAACGCCTTGATTGCAGACATCAAGCAACAAATGGCACACGGCACTGATTGTATCACGACAGCTCAAATACAAGAGTGGGCGATAGTAATACCTATCATTTGTGAAGAACTCACACCAGCAAAAGAAGCATTTGAATTAGCAAAAGATTTATGGGACATTGAAACAAAGCAATTAGCAGCCAAAAATCTTTTAGAACTTGACAAAAAGAAAACAGAAATTGAACAAATCAACAAGTTAGCCGGAACCGAAAATGCTAAGAAGAAAGCAATTTCAGAGTACTTGAGAAATATGCTTTCAGGAACACAAGAATCGTTGTGGTGCTTAGCAAACGCATTAAGAAAAATCTTAGACGCTAGAATTATCAATAGGGAGGCGAAATAGTGAAGCTGACAGATTTAGTTTTAACTCGAAATATGAGAGTAGCTAAAAGAGTCAAAGGCAGCAATGTTCAAAGATTGTGTGGCAGGCGACATCCTACATTTTAGCATTAAGTTTAATCAAGTAGGAAGAAACTCAAAACTCACGCGGCACGCGTATGTGACAATTAAAAATATGAGAACCAGTGCTGAAACGCACGTCTCATTTAATCAAGCGTATCAATATAATGGAATTGGAGGAAGTATGAATTATAAAGGAATAGAGCTTAAAGTTAAAACCAAACGCGGCGAAGCAATGCTAGTAGAAATCATTTCAACTGAAAAAGCATTACGTGGAACGCATCAAGCAGTTTGGATACCTTGTAAGCATTTTGAGGGAAACGAACTCAAAGAAGGCGAGAACATTGATTATGTTTTCCGTAGAGCACCACAGTGCTTAGCATATGCTGGCTATCACGAACCGATAGAAGGCATCGTAAGAAGAGTCACATTGCAATTGATTATTGACAACGAAATCAAAAGACAAAACGATTTGGTTGCACCTATGCCTATCGAGGAGGTAAAGTAGATGACATTAGATGATGTTTTCAAAGACATTGAGAAAATCAGTGGAAAAGGTTCGATTATGAGAGGTGTCGAAATTAAAGACATCGAAAGAATTACAGTTCCAGCAACTGGCATAAACAGAATGTTGTATGGCGGTATTCCAAAAGGAAGATTGATTGAATTCAGCGGAGCAGAGTCATCAGGTAAAACCACAACGTCATTGCTTATCGCTGGAGCATACCAAAAGCAAGACACCCGTCCGGCATTCTTTATAGACGCAGAAGGTACATACGACCCACGATGGGCTGCAATGGTCGGAGTAGATAACTCGCCAGAACATTTCATAAAGTGGGCACCAGAAAATGTGACAGCAGAAGAAGTATTTGACAAAATCTTAAAAGTTGCTGAAACAAACGAAGTTGGAATGATTATTCTTGACAGTATTCCAGCATTAGTGCCACAACAAGAAGATGCTAAGAATATGACCGAGTATCAAATGGGCGGTATTAGTAAACCGTTGACAGTATTCTCTAGAAAATTGCAGAAGGTTTTATTGAAGAACCCGACGGTCACATTTATTGGCATCAACCAGGTAAGAGACAATATGTCACAGTACGGTCCTAGCACCACAACGGTTGGAGGTCACGGCTGGAAGCATATGTGCTCAATAAGAATTGAATTTAGAAGTGAAAATGTTGACAAGAATGGTGCGTATTTGTCAGACAGTGCAGAGAACCCAGCAGGTGTTCGTATCAACGCTGCATTGAAGAAAAACAAGACAGCACCTAGAAACAGAAAGCTAGCATTTTACTCTATTGATTTTGAGACTGGCTTTAACGAGATAGCAGACTTGGTTGGAACCGCTATCACTGCTGGCGTCATCAAACAAGCCGGCTCGTCATTCTCGTACGTTGATAAAGAAACTGGTGAGGTTCTTGTAAACGGACAAGGTAGAGCAAAACTCATTGCCAAAATTACACCAGAATTAGCTGAAATGATTAAGAAGGAGATGGAAGAAAATGATAATTGATTTAGCTAAAAACAAAGCCGAGTTTGAAGACTTGGTAAGAAAGTACATTAAAAGAGAAGGAGTTGAAAAAGTCCTTGCTTGGTTAGAGCAGTCAGACTTTTACTCAGCACCAGCAAGTACGCAGTACCACCTATCAGTGGAAGGAGGTCTTTGCCAACACTCTTTGAACGTGTTCCACGCAATGGTAGACCTTTGCAACTTGCATTTTAACAAAGAAGAAAACGACGAAAACATTTACGGCGGAGCAAATCTTGAAGTAGACGGAGCTTTCAGTATGGAAAACATTGCAGTAGTTGCATTGTTCCACGACATTTGTAAAGCAAACTGCTACGTAAGAGATTTCAAAAATGTAAAAGTAAACGGTAAGTGGGAGCAACAAGAGTATTGGAAATGGGATGAGCAATTCGTGTATGGTCACGGTAGCAAGTCAGTTTATATCTTGCAACAATATATGCGATTGTACATTGACGAAGCTCAAGCAATTCGTTTTCATATGGGAGGCAGAGAAGACCCATTATCTCAACAATACGAAAGACAATACGCAGCAGTATTCGAAAAGAGTAAGTTCGCAGTATTGCTTCATTTAGCAGATAATTATTCAACGTTCTTGACAGAATTGGAGACAGAATAATGCAAGATTGGCGTATCAAGTACAAGCAAGATTTTCTTGAGACGCTTATCAACAGAAAAAGATGGGCTCGAGGTGTATACGACTATATTAAGCCAGAGACGCTTGTCCGCATAATCAGACAAAAGATGAAAGCCGACAAGCTCGACCGGCTTACGGCGACTAACGTACTAATAAATGAGGTTAGGGAAGGAAAGATACAAATATGAAAGATTTAGAAACATTTTACGAGTTCGCTAGCAAGATGGTTGAAAGCAACTCAAGAAAGCATAAGTTAGCAGTAATGGAAGAATATTCCAACAATGAAGCCGTGAGATACTTTTTATGGTATGTGCATAACCCGTACGTGGTGACAGGCATATCTAAACGAAAACTGTTAAAGGATATTTCACAGCGAGACACCGAGATTACTACCGCGCATCAACTATTGGATTGGTTATCAATAAACAACACCGGAAAGGATGAAGCAATCGCTAAAGTACACGGTTTTGAAGAAGAGTATTTAGATGGTGCATTGATAGAAGTTCTTGAAAGAATTATTTGTAAAGATTTGCCGTTAGGTGTAGACACGCTTACTGTCAACAAAGTAATGCCAGGATTGATACCGACATTTGACATAATGTTGGCGAATAAGTATTTTGACAAACCAGAAATAGTTGAAGGCAGAGAGTTTACAATAACCACCAAAATAGACGGGGGCAGAATACTTGCTGTTAAACGAAATGGCGAAGTAACATTTTACACAAGAGCTGGACAAGTTTATGAAGGACTTGTCGACATCCAAAAAGAGCTAGAAGAAATTATTCCAGACAATTTTGTTCTTGACGGAGAGATAACGCTACTAGATAGTGAAGGTCTCGACAACAAAGAGCAGTATAAACGCACGATGATGATAACAAGACGAGACGGCGAAAAGCACGGTGTCAAGATATTGGCATTTGATTTTCTACCAGTCGAGTCGTTTGATGCTAAAAAGACAGAGTTGCCATACAAAATAAGAAGAAGTACATTAGAAACAATGTTCAGCGGATTGAAGTTTGTGACAATACTGCCAGCACTTTACTGCGGTAGCGACACAAATATGATTGGTAAACTCTTAAAAGAGCAGACGTCAAAAGGCGAAGAAGGAATAATGATAAACCTAAACGACGAGCCCTATGCTTTCAAAAGAGGAAGTGCTTTACTCAAAGTGAAAAAGATGCAGGACATCGACTTGAAGATTATTCGCTTAGAAGAAGGTACGAACCAAAATAGAGGAAAGCTTGGAGCATTTGTTGTAGACTATGAAGGAAACGAAGTCAAAGTAGGTTCAGGTATCAACAAAGAGACCCGTGAAAAAGTTTGGAACAACCCAGACGAGTACATTGGCTTGACAATTTCCGTACAATATTTTGAGGAAACAAAAAATCAGCAAGGCGGTAAGAGTCTTAGATTTCCAGTTTTCCTAGACTTTAGATACGACAAGTAAGGAGGAGTTACAATATGGTAACAAAAGTATTTGAAGTGAGGGACGAAATGACTCACATTGGTGTAATGGCTACTAAGATGGTTGGCGAAACACCAGACGAAGATTATGAGGTTGAAAGATGCGGTTTTGGTAGAGGTAGCAATTTAGTAATTGTTACAAAGATGTACGAGCCAGAGTCTCAGCACGATGCTTATAATTGGCCTAGTAGAACAATGAAGCACGCACACCTATACATTGAGCAGCATTTCGACGAACTTAAAAGCGGCGATGTAATTGACGTAGAGTACATTTTAGGTGAAAAAGATACACCTTGTGAAAGTGACAGATATTGGAGACCATAAGATGAAGTTGTTTGAAAATCAAACACCAGTCGAAAGAAAGGAACCAGAAAGACCTGTGGTCGATAACGCAGCTTTTATCAAACGAAACTTGATGAAGTCAGTCGACCGCAACCCAGAGGTGTACAAAGCAGTGGAAGACTGGCTCTTTTCATTTGTAGGTGGAATAAGTAAGGTATCATTTCAAGCACAGCTCAAACGACTTGATTGGAATGATGAAGTAGCATTATCACAATTAGAAAAGGCGAAAGGCAGAAGGGTTATTCCACTACCACCGCCACCAAAGATGCCCGCATTGCCTAAACCATTAGTAGAGCAAATGTTGGAAGATACATATGTAGCAGTGTATGGACGCAAGTTCAAGCCTGCAATTAAAGAAGTTGTAGCACAGTTAAAAGAATGCGGCAATGTATTCGTGCTTCAAATGGAGGACTTGATATTGCAGTTCAAAGACTACTACAACAAGGGCAAGAGCCCACAAATGATAGAACAAGCCATTGAATGTGATTTTCTAGTGATAGTCGACCTAGAGATGACAATACACCTTGAATGGCATATCGTAGAAGCAATTGAAAGAATTGGAAGGATGCGAGAGGCAAAGCAAAAGCCTATCATATCGACGTGGAATCGCTACAACGATTGCAACAAGTTCTTTGAACGCTTCAAAATCTATTGTATAGAATAGAGTTTTCGTACTATATAGTGTAAGGAGGATATAACTTATGACAGAAGCAAAGAAAACAGCCGGAAACCACAAAGCAGACCCTAGAGGTAAAGTAACCGGTCATTTGATTGTTAAGAACTACGAACACGGCACTGAAGTAGACCTTGACTGCGGAATTGCAGATGCAATGTTTATGATGGTTATTGCAGCAAAAAGACTTGCACAACTTTCAGGCGTACCAGCAGAAAAGATTTTTGATATCTGCAAGACAGCGTCAGGTGTTGGTCCTAACCTATCAAACGAAGATAGAGTTAGAGTCATTCGTGCAAACGACCCGAAAGATGCTTTTATTCAATTTATGAAAATTATTTTAGGAGAATAGCAATGAAGATAAGAATGTTATCTAAAACGCAAGGTCTATACTCAATGACCGCAGAGGAAAAGATTGGAACCGAATTGGTTTCCTATCATATCGAACAAGTTTACGACCCAGAAACTCAAACAGTGAATGTCGTAATCAACAACTTGACACCGTTCAAGAACAATATTCCAAAAGACGTGAAAGAACGTTTAACTGCAAAGTTTGAACAAGTCATCAAAGAATTTTAGGAGGAAGAAAAGATGAATTTAGCAGAATACGAAAAACTTGACACAGGCAGCTCAGCAAGCAGAGGCGATTTTATTGGCTTCGAAAAAACAGGCGACACTAGATACTTGAGATTTATGTACGAGTCTGGTGGCGAAAATATGGGAGCAGATATTCCAACTCGTAGAAAGAAATGGGACGAAGCAGCTCACAAATATGTGTACGACACAGAAGACGGGCAATTGATGTGCGTTCTTAACTGTATCGAATACGACGCAGATGGTAGCAACCCACGTAGAGTTAGATGGGAACGCTCAGCGTACTTTTGTAAGAACACTTTATTGCCTATGTGGAAAAACTACCCACGCATCATTGATGGCGTATGGAAAGTAACAGCTACAAACCCTAAGACAATGGATGCAAGTTACGCATTATTTCCAGTTATGGGCGCTGATACGATTAAGTATCCTATCATTGAAGACAAGAAAGAGGAGAAGAAGGAAGAAGCTAAACCAGCTCAACCAACTGCACCAGCTGCAGAAGCACCTAGAAAGAAATATTGGGAGTAAGATAAATGTTAATTAGTTTTGGAAAGGAAGAAGTAAAACTACCAAAGCTAGCAGTTACAAAATCTACCACAAAGAGCACGACGACAGCCAGAGCCCCTAGAGCAAAAGCTGTCGTTGACGACTCTCGTGAAGTGGCTGCTAGGATGGCAGAATTATTTTCTGAGTTTAACTGGAAAACAGTTACAACGGAAGAGGAAGTATTAGAGTATCTAAGTACCAGACAAGAAGTAGGACTTGATACAGAAACAACAGGTTTGGATGCATTCAAAGATAAGCTTGTAGGATTTTCTATTGGAACAGAAGACGATTGTATCTATATTCCATTGAAGCACAAAGTAGGAAAGAACTTTGAAGGCGACATCAATAAGATAGCCGCCATCTTGAAAGAGAAAGATATTTATGGCTTCAACGCAAAGTTTGATATGAAAATGTTGAAAAATCAAGCGAATATGCCTATACAAGTGAAATGGTGTGGCTATTTAGCAGCACGATTGATGAACTCATTAGAACCAAGCAACGAGTTGAAAGAACTCTACATAAAGTATGTTGACAAAGACGCTAAGTTTTATTCGTTCCGTGAACTTTTCAAAAGAACATTTGACGAGTACGACCCCGCAATTGTTGGAGCATACGCAGCTGTTGACGCAATGAAACATATTAAGTTAGGTAAGTGGCAAGAAGCAAATATTGGCAGAACTGAAAGGAAACTTTTAACGCAGCTTGAGCTTCCATTAGCGCACCAACTTGTAGACATTGAATTGACAGGTGTAGAACTTAACACAGAGTGGTGCAACGAATTAGCGGCATCACTTGAAGCAGATTTAAGAAAAGCCGAAGCAGACATTGCAAAAGACTACGAAGGGTTGAATCCAGGAAGTCCGAAACAAGTTGCAGAATGGCTTTATGACAGATTGAAGTTGCCACAAATACAAGGCAGAGGCACAGGTGAAGGTGTACTCAAACTCTTAGACCACCCACTACCAGCCAAGATACTTGAATATAGAAAGGCACAAAAGTTATTGTCAACATATGCTAGAAAGATGCCAGAAGAAGCATACGAAGGCGTAGTGCATTGTGTGTTTAATCAATACGGAGCAGACACAGGCAGATTTTCTAGCAGCAGCCCGAACTTGCAAAATATCCCTAGAGACAACCGTTTCAGGAAAATGTTTAGAGCAAGAGAAGGTCACACATTAGTGTCTTGTGACTACACCCAGCAAGAAGTTTACATTATGGCTGCAATGGCTGATGACGAGTCAATGAAAGACGCTTACAGCAAGGGAATGGACTTTTACGCATATATGGCAAGCATCGTTTTCGGAGCACCATATGAAGATTGTAAGAAAGGCGGAGCTAGAGGCGAGCTTAGAAATCAAATGAAGAGCATAGTTTTAGCATTGAACTATGATAAAGGTATCAAAAGCTTGTCGCAAGACATCCACAAAAGCGTAGAAGAGACAAGAGCCATCTACAACAAGTTTTTTGAAAAATGTCCGAAGGTAAAAGAGTTCAGACAAACCCAATTAGACTTTGCCAAAAAGAATGGCTATGTAGAAACCATTTTAGGTAGAAAAAGATATTTTAATGCTTTGCACAAACCAGATTTTGAATGCTCAAACAAAGATGTATTAGACACACTTGTAAAGTTGAAGAACGATTGGACTATCGACAAATTGATTGCAGACGCTAAGAAAGAAGGCATCGAAGTAATCGATTGGAGAAAGCAAAAGGTTCTTGAAACTCGACAAGTAGTTAACTCAGTAATACAAGGTTCAGCTGCTGATATGACTAAACTAGCAATGATAGCAGCAGGAAAAGATGAACGTCTTAAAGAGCTTGGATGCAAAATCATTTTACAAATACACGACGAAATGATTGCAGAATTTCCAGATGAAACTGCTGAAGAAGGCGGCAGATTACTATCTCAATTGATGGTAGATGTAGGTTCTGAGCTTATTGGTATCAAAATGGTATGTGAACCTAGCCTAATGAAAGTTTGGGAGAAAGACTAATGAGAAGAGAAAGGGTAGACGGACATAAGTTCGAAAATGAGTTCCGCAATACGATGGAACCGCACTACTACTTGCAAAGACTACATACAATGAACACAGGTTATGCTGGCTTAACCCAGCCAGCGGACTTCATTTTATACGGACACGCAGTTTATTATTTAGAGCTGAAGGAGACATCCAAAGACAGCTTTAGCTTATCAAGCATCGAGCAACTGGCAGAGATTGAAGAATTCTGTGACAAAAGAAAACACCACGTCGGTGTTCCGTTATTTTATTACGTTATCGTACATTTTATTGAACACGAAACGATAAAGGTTATCGAGGCAGATACAGTTCTTGCCCTAGTCAACGCTAGAAAGAGCTTAAGACCAGATAGTAAGATTGGCTTCGAGTTCAAATCACTGAAAGAGTTTAGGGAGAAGTTTATTCTATGATAGTAAGAAAAGCTAAGAGCAGAAAAATGCCAACCCGATACAGTTGGTATGTCAAAGGTTTTAGTGAAGACACGCTTGACCTGCTAAAGAAGCACAAACCGTTTGCAGCATATCATAAAGACACGCAAGAGTATGAATGCACGCAAGATGTATTTAGCCGTATCACAGGCGAAACAGTTGTACAACGCATCGACGAAACAATTTATGACGACAAGGAAGGATTTGTTAGAGAGACTGAAGGTCGATTTGGATATCAAGACGACGCAGTAAAGTTTTCGCTAAACAGAATGAATATCTTTGTCAATTTTCCACAGGGTATGGGCAAATCATACACCACAATGAAAATGATAAAGGCAAACGATTTACGTAAAGTATTGATTGTTTGCGGACAAAGCAACTTGCAAGAAGAGTGGATTAAAGACGCTAAGAAGCACGGCTTAGCAGACGAGCTAGGATTTTCCATAGTTGGAGAGGATACAGGTGCAGGCAATGTTAAGAAGGCAAAGTGGCTTGAGGAGCATAGCACCGAGCACGGCGTACACCTTATCAACATTGAAGCATTGCGTAGTGTAGACATTGTTGAGAAAATCAACGCCGTAAGATATGACGCTATAGTAGTAGATGAAGTGCAATCAGCCAAAGGTTGGAAAGCAGAGCAGACAAAAGGACTACACGAAATAGTCCGTCATCCAGACCAAATGAGAATCGCATTATCAGGAACACCAGTATTGAACAACCCGTTGGAGTTTTTCTCGATGTTGAAATATTTCAATATGCTTGAAGATACTGCAAGAACAACATTTGAAAGATATTATGGCGATTGGTCGTTCGACTATTGGGGGCACTACATTTGTAAGGGATACAAAAATCTTGACGAGCTATTCGAATTGGTGAAGCCTATTCTATGCTATGTAAGTAAAGATGAGCTAGGGCTACCAGAAAAGAGAAGAAAGAAAGTTAACTTGCCATTTGCAGCTAGCGATAGGTATAAGGAACTTGAAAAAGCCTACCGAATGACAACTGCTATATTGAAGAAAGCAGGATTCAAAAACAAGCCTGAAATTAGAGCAGAAATGCAATATCTAAGTTCGACAGCGCCGTCAAAGCTTGAGTACTTGCTACAATTTCCAGCAGACCAGAAGTTGTTAGTCTTCTCACAATATACCAAAGTGCTTGATTACTATCAGGAGCAACTCGCTGCTAAAGGCAGAAAGGTATTGTATTATCACGGAGCACTATCAATGAAGGAAAGGTTACAGATATTGTCAGACTGGCACTCAGGAAAGGCAGACATCTTGCTTTTATCAATAATGACAGCAAGGTATGGACTAAACCTTATTGAAGCAACTGACACTATATTCTTAGAACCGCCAACAAGTATGGCAATATTAGAACAAGCCGAAGATAGAGCACATAGAATAGGTCAAACGAAACCAGTGACAAGCCATCTGCTCTGCACAACTGAAATAGATGAAGACGCCCTTGAAAATATAGCATCAAAGCAAGAAGCACTCGACAAATTAAACGAATTGAGATAACTAAAAGCGGCTAATTGTTTAGTCGCTTTTATTTTAGAAAAGAGTTTTCGTACTAACTAATACAACACTAGAAAACAAAAGGAGAAACGCAACAATGACTGATAAGCAGTACAACCTACGCAGGAACGAATGCCGCGAAAATAGTTGCTACCATTGCAGTTGTAACGGCACGCCGAAATGCTACAAAGACGATTTTAAGAAGATTGTCAAAGATTTTCCAGAAAGAGATTTTAATCAACTAAGCGAAAAAGAGAAGAAGAAAGTTCTAGAAATGGAGGTAAAATAAATGACAGGACAAGACAGGTTTGGATTTACACTTTATCACGTATATTTTAATGGCTTGAAAAGAGACAACCTTGAAAGCAATTTCCTACTAACTTATGACGGAAAGAAAGCACCAGGACTTGAGTACTTACAGGAACACGGTCACAAGGGCAAGCTATTTATGGATAGCGGAGCGTATCCAGCATACAAAAAGAACAGCGACTTAGACATCGACAAGTATATTGATTATGTTTGTCAAGTGCATCAATATTTCACAGGCATAGCACAGCTCGACTATATTCCTAGAGAAACAGACGGGACACCAGAACAAAGACAAGCCTATTCGACAGAAGAAACTTGGAGACGCTATCTTTATATGTGGGAAAGAGTTCCAAAAGAATGCAGACATAAGTTAATCTATATCGTACACGAGCACGAAGATATCGAACCTTTACTAGAAAGAGCATTAGCTTGGAAAGACAAAGATGGACAAGGTATTAGCTATTTAGGTGTAGGTCTATCAACACCAAACAAACGCCAAAGGATGCATCAACTAGCGATTGTTAATAGGCTATGCAAAAAGTATCAGTATAGCGGAAATTTACACGCGTTTGGAGTACAGCAGTTAGACCTTATTCAGCAAAGTGATTATATCACAAGTTCAGATAGTAGCTCAGCGATTAGAGGCCTGATGCGAGGATTTATATTCGTAGACGGAAGACAAGTCAAAGTAAGTGACGATACGAAAGTCCACCACAAAAGCGATTTAACTCAAGCACAGAACGACGAAGTTCAAGCAATGATGAGAAAAAGAGCTGAAGCATTGAACATTGACTACGACCTAGCAAAAGAAGATGCTCAAGAACGCTACTTATGGTGCATTAGAGAAAGAGACAAATATTTCAATGAAGGCTATAAGAACAAGCGAAAGATGCACAAGGGAAGTTTAATTTAGGAGGAACAATGGAAAAAGAGAAAGGCGGTTATGTTAACATTTTAGTTAGCAGAAAGAAAGTAGAATGGATAGCCCATAGGCACACCATTTCACAACACGCGAAGACACAAATGATTAGACGAGACAGTTTTACAGAATTCGCATTAAGAAGTAGAATACTCAATAGCCCGCTAGCTTGGAAAACTTTTAATGGCTGTGTCGCAATAGCATTGGACTTGCATAATTACATAGTAGTCGACCCTACGACAGAAGTTGATGGCGAGATTACACCAACCGTAGTGACATTTGTTAATCTTGCACTATACGACGAAAATGTTGTAGATAAGATGTTAGTCACTTATAAAGAATTTTGTCAACAAGATGCTAGCAAATAACTGCTAGCATTTTTCGTACTATTATTGTGAAGGAGGACATCAATGGCTGAAGTTGTAGGAATTATAGCAACATTATTTATTTAATCAAAGAAAGGAGAAAATAGATGGAAGATTGGGCACTAAAGTACAGACCAAAAAGATTGGTCGACCTAATTGGACAAGACGTCAATAGAGAAATATTGACATCACTTGTAGAAGAAGACGAACTTTATCACGCAATGATATTTTATGGTAAAAGCGGATGTGGTAAAACAACCACTGCAAGAATTTTAGTAAATGAATGCAACGCAGAAGTAATCGAACTTGACGCGGCGTCTAATAATGGTGTTGACGACGCCAGGAACATTATAGACATTGCATCAAAGTTAGCATTGACAGGCAGAATTAAAATCATTATAATTGACGAAGCACATATGCTAACAAGACCAGCTTGGAACGCTTTACTTAAAGCAATTGAAGAGCCAAATAGCAAGACGTTCTTTATCTTTTGTACGACTGAGTATTCAGCAATACCAGCTACGATTAGAGGAAGAAGTCATATGTTTAAGTTTTATAGCATACCGAAAGACATCTTAAAGCATCACGCAAAGCATATCCTCAATTTAGAGAACAAAGAACTTGACGATGATTGTATAGACCTTATCATAAAGGAAAGCAAGGGACAAGTTAGAGACTTATTGAAAATGCTTCAAGTAGCAGCTGAAAGAAGACTCACAACTGCTGAAAAGTTTTCTAAGTTCCTAGCCCTACCAGATACAAGAGGTATGGGAGCATTCCTATCAGCAGTATTGTCTGGCAACTCAAAGATGGGTGTTAAAGTCTTGAAAGAATTGAATACAGACCTATTAGAATGGCGAAACAGACTTGAAACGCTTATCTATGAGATTTTAGAAGATAGATACGAAATCAGCGAGCTAGCGTATCCTATCGCACAAGCAACAAAGCTTAGAGAGCTTGGAGCAACATATAAGCCGCAAGCATTTGGTAAGATACTTGATTATTTATTGAAAATAACAAAATCAGAGAATGCATATCAGTTGTTATATGTGCTAGCAACTCTTGGAGTTGAAGAATGCTAATAGAGAAACCAAAACAGGTTGAGGAAAAGATAGTACTCAACGAAGTGCAAAAGATGATGACAGGATTCTTGCCAGAAGAACAAGTTAAAAAGTTTGCACGATTTCCACACCTTGTAGAAGCGGAACTAATGAACGAGGCTAGAGAGCCCGAAATGGAAAATGTCTTGAAAGACTTGTTCAACGCTCTACACGAGAGGAACACACCGAAGTTGTTAAAGGTATTGCAAGGAGACAAGAAAAAGATATTCTTTGCGTTCAAGAAGCAACTCGAAAACAACCCGCGCCTAACCAAAAGAGAGGCAAAGGTATTAAGTATCATAAGCGAAAGAGAGGTCTCGCTGCTAACAATTTCGCTAATGAGAGACTAAGCACTGTTAGTCCGAACCCAGTGCAAAAACAAAATTAGAGGAGAAAGTTATGAAAAAGATTTTTAATTGGCTTCGAAATGAAGCAAAAGAGACATCAGAATTGTTGAGAAAAATTCCAGCGCTTTTGATGACATTTTTCGTTTTATCATTAGTAATGATGAACATTTTAGCAAATAAGAGTTTAGACATCCAACTCAGCTGGCTAGCATTAGACGCTGGCATTTGTGTTAGTTGGTTAGCATTCTTGTCAATGGATGTAATAGTAAAAGCATACGGACCGAAAGCATCAACTCGATTGACACTTGTAGCAACTGGCATCAATGTTTTAGTATCAGCATTGTTTGCACTAGCCGCCACCGTTCCAGGATTTTGGGGGGAGTCATTTGTGGATGTTGGAGGCGAAAGCATCAACCTAGCATTGAACAATACGATTGGAGGAACTTGGTACATACTCTTAGCCAGCACAATAGCATTTGTTATAGCTGGAATTTCAAACAATGTATTGAATTGGCTTATAGGCAGGAAGATAAAGAAGAACCCAGATGGATTTAGAGCTTATGCTATAAGAAGCTGGATTTCCACGCTAGCAGCACAATTTATAGACAACCTAGTATTTGCATTGATTATTAGCTTAAACTTTTTTGGATGGTCTTGGCTTCAATGTATCACTTGTGCATTGACTGGAGCATTAGTTGAACTATTGTTAGAGATACTATTTTCGCCTATTGGTTACAAACTCGCAAAGAGATGTACAGCCACACAACGAGAAACACACGAGACACAAGAGGAAGGTAATTCTCAAACAACTAACCAACCAAAACCAGAAACCCTTGAGAACACCCCGAGAAACAACGCGAAATTGGTATAGATTTGGAGGTAGCAGAAAATGAGCTTATGCATTGGGAGGATTAGTTACTTGCCTGATGACCAAAGATTAAGAGACATCAGGTTCAAAGCACAAGAAAAGAGCTTGTCATCTTTATTAGAAGTGAAGCCAGAAGGCGTATCTATTTCCATAGTATCACAGAACTGGCCGCAGAAAGTAAACTTGCCAGAAGAGAAACAAATGAAAGAGCACGCTATGCAGCAACGAATTGACTACCCGCCTATTGGACCAGCTGCAGCAAGAAATGTTTTACTGAAACAGCTTTATGCAAGTGACTACGATTATATGATGATAATGGATGACGACGCATCTTTATACAATTATTATGGAGTAGATGGATTTTTGGCTCAGCTAAACAAAGCGAGCAACGATTTCATTGAAAGCAATATACATTGTATCAAAGCAATTGAACCGGTTTACACACCGTTTAAGAAAACCAACGAACAACTGCCTATGAAAGATTACTATATGTTTTGCCAAGCACCGATGGGCAATGGCGGAGCATTATTCATTTTAGTAAACTTGAAGAAGCACTTTGGCAAAGAAATCTATTTCGAAGAAACTCTTGACGTTAAAGCTGGAGGAGAAAGAGAAGACATTGACTTCTTTATCAGATTGATGAAGGCCGGTTACAATGTTCTTGAATGCAGAAATATGATACAAAAGAATAGTTGCAACGATGGTAGCAAATCAACTGTATTTGAAGGCAGTGAAGATGTTAATGAAGCAGCAAACTCAGCAATGAGAAACACCGCAGCTAAGCACGGTATACCGGTTATGAATAATAGAGTTCAGTTCTCAAAGATATTGAAGTTCTATAAAGGATGGTTGAAGATACCTAGAGAAGTTGCTTGGGAAGGCGAAATGCAAAAGACAAATAGAATGTTGAAAAGACCGAAAGGAGGACTCATTTAATGACAACAAGAGAGTTAAGCTCATTTCACGAAAAGAATGTAGCAAAAGCACTTGGAGGCAGGCAGACATCTAACAGTGGAGCGACACCATTTACGAAAGGAGATGTAATCGTAGGCGACTGCTTAGTTGAATGCAAAACAAAGATGAACGAAGTATCAGCATTTAGCGTACAGAAAGAATGGTTAACCACACTCGAGGAAGAAAGACGAGGTATGGGAAAGCAACTATGTGCAGTAGCCATCTCATTTGATAGTGGCAAAAATAGCTACTATGTAATAGACGAAAAGACAATGAAGATGCTACTTGATATTTAGATGATTTAGAGTATTAGTAAAATAAAGGCAAGGCATTTTCGCTTTGCTTTTATTTTTATAAGTCGAATTTCGTACGTACTAATAACACTAGAGAAACACAATAATTGATAGTAACGCAACACTCACTTGCTAAAGCAACGAGGTCTATGACCGAAGTTTCGTACTATAATATGAAAGGAACGCAACAATGAAGAGATTTTTGATATACAATGTGGTTGAATACAGGTCAGACGACCCGACGTGGATTATGTGGAGAGTTAAACATACCAACGGCAAAGACTATTTACTAGCGTATAGCAACGGCAGGTTGAAAGAAGTCTATTTCGTTGGAGAGGGAATTCCGAATTATTTTATGAGTTGTCGGGCGGAAGATTTAGAGCAGATGTCTCATTACTATGTAGATAGAAAAAAGAAAGAAGTTAGACGCTACGAGAAAGGCAACTGCAATCGAATTTACAAAGATTATGAAAATGGCATAATGGAATGCAACACGCATAAGTATACACAGAAAGCCATCACTGACGAAACGCTCAATTTCGAGCAACTGTACAACGACCTGACGCAGTTCTTGGAAGCATTTTCTAAGACTGGTAAGGTAATAAAGAAACCGTTATATGTAACGTAAAAGGAGGAAAGCAATATGGTTACAGCAGATGAAGAATTATTTCACGATAACGAAAAGCTAAAGGATTGGTTTTTAGACTACTGCAAAATGAATGGCGGAGCCGTAGTACTAAGCAAAGACGAATATGCTATCATAAGGGATGCAGCATCTAAGCAGTTCGCTTTACAAGCCAAAGAAGCAGCTCAAAGTAAAGAGAAAGGCATAGTGGATAAAGTACTAGAAGAAGTGTATGACGAGATGGACAAAGTTCGAAAGGAACGCTACCAGGACTCAGTCGAAGGCAAGATAATAGCCCGAGCTAAACAACTAGCACACGAAGCCAAATGCCCTACGATAAAACCCTTTATAAGAGAAGCCATCCACCGCGAGGCACCCGCTGATTGGTTGAGAGACATATACCTTATATATAATGTAACTGAGGACGACCTTGTAGAGGCTCTAATGAAAGTAAGATGATGCACGAGAGTATTTTTGAAATAAAATTCGCACCAAATAAAGAAACGAAATTAGAACTGCTAAAGAAGTTGTCAGACGAAGAGTTCAAAATAGTGGAGCATATGCATTTCAACAAGCAGCTGATGCCGCTGAAAGAAGATATGAAAAGCTACATAACGAACGGAATGGAACTTGGGGAGCCAGAGCTCAAGACGCTGATAGAGATTATCACATACGCAGAGCAAGAAGATTATGATGAAGCAATATTAGTCGATAGCATTTTCAAATACCTATTTATGATAGATGCTTACGACGGCGCTAAACAGGCAAGAAGGGTGGCAAAGATTATATTCTGTGAAGAAAGACTAGACATCTCAACGAAGGATGTCAAAGAAGAAAGAGAAAGGAGAAAGAAAATAGGAAAGTAATTATAGCTAAAGAAATTATAGAAAGTGAAAACGAGAAAGTGTGGACATAGTAAAAAGATTTGTATTAGACTTTGATGAAGTAGAAAGACTCAACGAATCGACCTTTGGACAGGATTGGAAGATAGCTTTTAGACCGAAGCTAGACATAAAGAAGAAGACGCAAAGCACGATTTTAACGATAAAAAGAACGAGAAAGTAAAAGAAAAATAAGAAATTTAATAAAATAATTAGAAAAAATACCAAAAAACCCTTTACATTTGGTAGTTTTTATTATATAATATATATGTAAACAAAATACAAAAGACGGTAGCTATAAGGCAAGGCACCGCAAGGAGGAACATATGCCATACATTTCAGGAGTAAACGAAGACGCAATAATCAATAAGTTAATTAGCAGAGGCGTCATCACAAGAAGCGAATACGTTAGAGGTCGCTACACAATTATTGATGGAGGTCAAACAACTTATAGAAGACCAGCAATAATGGCTCGATTCGCAGTAAGAGTTAGCGAAGGCAGATTCAGATTAAACATTGAAGAAGTAAATAGAGCTTTACAAGCTGGAAGACCTATTCCACAACCAGAAAGACCAGTACTTAGAAGAATCAACAGACAAGGTTATCATAGTGGAAGTAGAAACATTGAATCAGCATTAGCTAGAATTCAACCAGACGCAGATGGAGTAGTTAGAAGCTTTGGTATCGAATATGAAGTATATGCTTTAACCGCAGAACAAGAAGACAAGTTAGCTAATTTACTCGATACGCTTCCATCACACGTAACAGAAAGAGATGGCTCTTTAGACAGTACAGGTGTTGAAATAGTATTCGACCCAGTTGGAGCAGACGACTATATTAGAATAGTTAAAACTCTTGGAAACTTTGTTAGAGAAAACAACGTTCAAATGAACGCAGCATTCGATATTAATAGAATGGCAGGGATGCATACAACTTACGGAGTTAGCAACTATGAAGCAAGCAAAGAAGATTTGCAAATTAGATTAAACAGATTCGCATTATCAGTTAAAGCAGTTGGAACACAACAACAAATTAAGCAAATGTTTGGAAGAGACTTTGGACACTACAGAGAGTTGCCGGGACAAAATGATGCCTGCAACGCATTATTTTACAACACACACGGCAACGCATTTAGTTGCAATGGTAGACCTAGAAGCTGTTGGGAATGCAGATTATTAGCTTGGAACTGCGACCCAGAAAGAATGGTAGAATTTTTTAGAGCAACTGAAGCAGCATTCCACAGACCAGTAAACGCAGCAGACTTTAATAAAATATTTGAATTGCTTGGCAGCGACACAGCTGGCTGCTAAGCAGTTAATTTCATAGTAAAAGGAGAATAGAAATTATGTGTATTATTTTAATTGGAGAAGTTACAAAAGAACAACACGAGCTAGCATTAGCTCAAAATAGAGATGGATTTTCTTTATTCACTCAGGAACAAGGGTTAGTGAAAAAGCCATCAAACGCTCAAGTGCAAAGAGCTCTTGGCGAGTTTGGAATATGGCATTACAGAATAGGAACAAGCGGCAGAATATCAGCTCAAGACACTTACAACGTACACCCGTTTGTTATTTGTAAAGGCAAGTATTTGCTTTATCATAATGGCATTTTAGGAGAAGGGCTTGGCAAGATGTCAGATACGCACGCATTAGCAGAAACTCTTGCAGACGTATCAGTCACAACTGCAAGGTCAGTCCTAGCTTCATTAGCACACGGCTCACGCTTCGTATTAGCAGATGCCAAAGACCCACACAAGTTTGAGTTATTTGGCGAATGGGTTTGTGACGCGGGTGTACTAATGTCGCACAGAATGATAAAGCCAGTGCCAGCAACGACATACGGTTACGGAAACTATTATAAAGGAGGAAAGTACTAATGACATTGATGGAGATATTCATTAACGACCACCCAGAATTGAAAAAGGTTGACGAATGTGAGTACGCAGACATCCTAGTATGGGCAAGAAAGAATAAGTATATTTCGCTAACAGAGTTTGAAGGCACTTTATTCTACACAGAAGAAAACCTTGAGACAGCTATTATGTGGGCAGAGAAAAAAGAAATTATAAGAAATTAAAAAAGATTAGAAAAACCACCCGATTTTACTTTACATTTGTTTTAGCATTTATTATAATTATTATGTAATCAAAA